TGCTTCGCGCCGAGCAGCGTGCGCCGCTGACTCCCAAGCGCCCGCCGTCGGCATCCGAGGTCGCGGATCCCGGTGACGCCGCTGACGACTGCGATGACACGCCGAGCGTCGAGCCGTCCCCCGCCCCGAAGCCCACCGCCGACGTGCTTCCGTTCACTGTCGTGAAGAACGAGCCCGCGCCGCCCCCCGTCGTGTCGGCCCCGCCGATGGACGAAGTCTCGAAGGCGAAGGCCGAAGAGCGTCGCGTCAAGGCGCTCCACGGCAAGGATATGTGGATCACGTTGATCGACATTTGGCGTACCAACTTCGACACCAGCGGCGAGCAGCCTGACCGTGTGCGGAACCTCAACGCCGCGCTGACCCCCGACACGATGGCCTACCTCACGTCGAAGGCGGGGCTGACCGACGCGACGCGAGAGGCGATCTACCTACTCGACGGCGGCGACCCCGAAGCCCCGCCGTCGCTGACGAACGCACAGATCCGCGAAGCGCGGCTCATCGCGGAGAACATCGCGCAAGTCGCCAGCTTCCACGCGCCTTTCGTCGCGGAGCGGCTGGAATACACCTACGAGTATCACACCCTTCCCAGCGAGGACTGATCGATGCCTTCCACTGACGTGTTCTGCGCCTTCACGGGCAGCATCCCCGACGACGCGGATCTCCCCGCCGATCATCCGCTGGAGGACGACGAACTGGCGGACCTCCCGGTCGGCTGGACGCGCATCACCGTGCAGACGCGGCTCCCCTCCCCGGCGTGGCAGGAGATCGCCGCTGTCGAGGAGGCGATGGTCGCTCAGGTGCTGGAGGGCGTGCCGAAGGGCCAGCGCAAGGCGGCGACCATCGGCGTGCGCGTTCAGGTCGCCGCGCAGCTTGCCGCGCTGAAGTCGCAGACCGCGCCCTACGTCATCCAGACCGAAGTCTTCCACGTCGCCCCCGGCGACGAAGGGGCGAAGGGGCTGGCGGGCATTCTCTCGACGCTCGGCGTTGACGCGGCGGATGGCGCGGAGCCCACCGACGACGCGGACGACGCGCAGGACGACGCGGCCCCCGCTGACAAGGCCGAATAGCCCTCGGAGGGCCACCGGGACATTGAGCGGCGAGTGCGCTGGAGGTAAAAGGCTTCCATGCTCACTCGCCGTTTCCGTCCTTCCGCGTACTACGGCGATGCCGGGGGCTCTGGCGCGACCCGCTCCGGCACTGACGAGTGGACGATCCAGCACGGCAACGAAGTCTGGATCGATGACGCGGGCTACGTCTTCCTCATCTTCGCCACGACGGGGCCGAAGGATCCGCGCGTGCAGATCCTCTATCGGCCCGACGGAACGCAGCCGTCGAAGGTCTACTTCGCGAACGATCCGGCGCTTTCGCGCGTCGTGGACGCGCTGCGGACGAAGGGTCGGAAGGCAACGCAGGCGGAACTCGACGGCTACAAGGCGTTGGCGAGCACGCCGCGCGCTGCGGCCCCGACGGCGTTCACGGCGTCGATCCCCGCTATGCCGACGGTGACGGGTACGGCTTCGGCGCAGCAGCCAGTGAAGCAGAAGGGGCGCTGGGTCAAGAAGCGCACGCCCTTCTACAAGCAGACGTGGTTTCCGTTCGCCGTAGGCGGCGTGGCGCTGGTGCTGCTGGTTAGCGTCGGGCTTGTCGTCCGTTCGGGACGTAGGGGGGTTGCATGAGGCCGTCGAACTTCAACTACGTCGATTCGTGGCAGACCTTGCTCGGAGGCCGGATGCTCGGGCATCACATCGCGTATCGCCCCAGCCGTCGCCCCAGCGACTACGGCGATCTCGGCGGACTGAGCGACTACTTCGTCACTTCGACGGGCGAAGTCTTCGAGGCATCCCCGCTGTCGGGGCTCCCCGGCTGGCGGCACGCGACGGTCTACTACGTCGCGAAGACGAGGAAGCGGTACCCCGACGGCATCGCGATCTTCGATAAGGCGCGAGCGGATCAGCTTTCGGCGCTCATCATCGGGTCATATTCCAGCTTGGAAGACGCGATCAAGCGGGCCGACGCGGCGCTGGCGTCGCGGCAAGCGTCCACGCTGCCGACGACGACGCCCACTGCGCCGAAGTTTGTCGCTGCGACGGGGCAGGAACTCATCGCCGCGCAGCAAGCGGCGGAAGCCGCGCGTCTCGCTGCCGCGACGGGCACCGCGCCCGCAACGGGTGGCGAGCCGCCGAAGAAGAAGAAGCCGCCGCCGAAGCGGCGGAAGAAGATCCCGACGTGGGCATGGGTCGCGGGGGGCGTCGGGCTCGCCGTGCTGCTGCTCGGTGGGACGGCGTTTGTAGTGTCGCGCCGTCGTCGCGCGCTCACGGGGGCATGATGGACAAGCTGAACGTCGGTGGCATCCTCGCGCCGCGCGTCGATCTCGACAGCGCGCAGACGTACCACCTTCCTGAGTGGTCGGATATGGGCGACCCGAAGCGGATCGCCGTGCTCCGCAAGATTGCACTGGAGGCGGGGCGCGACCCGCGCATCGCGACCGTGGCGATCCAGATCATCCGCACGGCGGGCGTGAAGCCCCGCGACTACACGGGACAGGCGCAGGCACTGCTGAAGTTCGTGCAGAACCGCATCTACTATGCGAACGAGCCGGGAGAGCGCCTTCAAGATCCGGCGTACACCATTCGCGTCGGCTACGGCGACTGCGACGATATGGCCCTGCTGCTGGCGGCGTTTTGTGAAAGCATCCGGCTTCCGTGGCGCTTCGTCATCAGCGGGAAGCGCGGCAACCGCATCGTCCGGTGGGTCGAAGGCACGCCGTACACCCCGGCGAAGTGGGCGCATATCTACCTCGCCATCGGAGACAAGCCGTTCGCGCCGTCCCGCTGGCGGTTCGCGGAGCCGACGCTGCGGAGCGTCAACCTCGGATGGGACGTGGTGCAGGCGTCGGCGGGCGGTTCCCGTCCGCTGCCGGAACTCAGCGGCCCCGACACCGCGACGCTGACGGCGACGCAGGAGATCGCGAAGGCGGCAGACAAGGACGCGCTCACCATCGAAGGCGTCATCAGCGACGTGCGGAAGTCCCTGACCCCGCGTCGCATCGTCGTCGGCCTTATCGTCGGCGGCATCACGGGCCTTCTGACCCGCCCGATCCTTGACGCGCTGCTCCACCGCCGAAAGCGCCGATAGCCCTCCGCGTTGCGGACCTCCGTGCGCGGAGCGGGCAGCTTGCATAGCCTCTTCCTCCACCCCCTCAACTTCTTCTTCGGAGTACCATCATGGCCGTCATCAACGCCACCAAGGTCAGCGCGACCACCAACGAGTTGACCTACACCTTCACCGGTACTGGTGCCGACACCGGCACCATTTCCTACGCGACGCTCGTTGCGGACGCCCTCACCGGGACCGCCGGGACCAGCACCCTGAAGACGGTGCTCACCTCCCTCGCGGGCCAGTGCGACAGCAACGCCAAGGCCATCAGCGCGCTCATCACGGGCGAGCAGTTCACGGGCGCGGGCGTGGGCACTCCGGCCCTCACCACGAACATCGAGGTCAATCTCGTCTCTTCGACGGGGACCGCGATCCCCTCCGTGACCGCCGCCGACGACGGCGCGACCAACAACCCGCAGATCACCTTCGCGACGGCGGGCGTGGGCCAGTGCTGGCTCTACATCAAGCGCGTCCACTCCATCGTGCTGTGACCCGCTCGGGGTGAATAGCCCCGATGCCACGACGCCCCGGTGAGCCCCGCGCTCGCCGGGGCGTTCGTGTTTGACGGCTGGCAGGGCTGTGCTTATGGGTACGGCGCGGAGGCCAAATGGGCGCAGCGGGGATTGAGATCGACGCTTGGATCAACCGGGAGACGGTCGAGCGCGCACACGCTCGGGCTCAGGACGCGCAGCATCGGCGGCATCAGCACGTCGCGGACACCGGGATGCGGGCCGCGCGTGCCCGCGACGCGAAGCTGCTTCGCTGCTTGGAGAAGGCGGCAGAAGTCCTGACGCAGATGCAGGAGGAACAGGTAGGCCGCACCCGTCGCACGGCGTCCCGCTACGCCGACACGGTCGAACTGACCGAAGTCGCTCTGTGGCGCAAAGCCTACGAGTTCGCGGACAAGGGCGAGCCGCTGCGCCAGTTGGAGTGGATCTACGGTGCCGCCGCCGTGCTCGCGGGGTTTGTCGCCTAAGCACTCCGATGGCACTCCGCACGGGGGGTCCACCGTTGCCCCATGCTCCGCGCATCGGTAGGGTTAGCCGGAAGCACGGAGTAGCGATGTTCGGCATGTACGGTTTCTACGGCGATGCCGTGTCCGATCTGAAGGGTCAGGTCAAGGCCCAGCAGCAGAAGATCAAGGATGCGCGCAAGGCTGCGCGCAAGGCCAAGATTTTCACGGCGGCGCGTCGTCAGGCCGAGCTTGCTGTCCGCAAGGCTATCATCGACCTTCGTCTGCTCCGCTCCAAGCTGCGACAGGCCGAGCGCGAAGCCCGCAAGGCGAAGAAGGGTGGCAAGGCCGCTCCCGCCGCGACGCCCGCTGTCTCGACGGCCGGTGGCACGCTCACGAAGGAACACATCGCTGCGATCACCGCGCTGATCCAGCAGCTTACCGCGCAGGGCGCGGATGCCGATGCCGCCGAGGAAGAGGCGAAGGCCCGCGTCCTTCCCCCCGCGCTGCTCGCGGCGGTTCCCCGTGGCTTCTTCCGTGGCGTGCGTCGCGCTGGACCCCGTCCGGTCCTTCCGCCGTTCCGTCCGCCGGTCTACCGCCCGATGCCGGGGGAACTTCCCGGCCCGACGCGCGACATCGATCCCCGCGTGTTCCAGCGTGACATCGATCCGCGCGTCTTCGCGCGCCCCGTCGATCCCCGCGTCCGTCAGCGCCCCATCGATCCGTTCACTCCGACGATGCCGCTCATCCCGCAGGCCGGTTCGTTCACGTTCCCGCCGGGGAACCTCTCGCTCACCGATCCGTCGCTCGCCGCCGAGGTTGAGGCCGACGAGGGCGACGATATGAGCGGGATCGTGGACACCGTGAAGGAGTACGCGGCGAAGCCGTGGTTCCTCGCCCTCGCGGGCATCGGTGCGCTCATGTATTTCCGTCGCGGGAAGAAGGGTGCGACGCCGAAGTCGAACCCCCGCCGTCGCCGCAGCCGCCGCAACCGCCGCAATCGCCGCTAAGGAGCACCCGTGTTCTCGACGGCGGCACTACTTCCGCTCGTCGCGCGGCTCGGGGAGTTCCTTCGCAGCGCGGGTGAGCACGCCAAGCGCGCAGTCGCTTCGGGGGCCGTCGTGGCTCCCGATGTGATCGCTGCCGCCATTGAGCGCGAAATGACGGGGTGGAACCCCGTCATCGGTGGGCGTGAAGTCCTCGACACGGAAACGCGCCGTGCAGCGGCGCGCTTTCTCGCGGGCGTTGCGCTGAACGTGGTAGTTGGCAAGAAGGAGAAGGCGTGATGTACGGCAACGACCCTGAGTACCTGTCGGCATCGCCCACAGTGATGGCCTACGACTACCAGAACGGCGACTACTTCGCCCCGGCGGTCTATGGTCAGCAGACGGCCGCGCAGGCGAACGCCGCAGCGGTCAGGGCCGTCGGCCCCACGGGCATGGAGATCGCCCAGCCCGCGCCGCTCGTCGCGCATCCGGTCCCCGGCTACCCGAAGGTCGGACATACGCCGACTTTCGACATGCCGATGAACAAGGGCGATTGGAACATCAAGGGCGTGAACATGCCCACCTTCTCCCCGGCGCTCCCGCCGATGCCGGGGTCCGATTGGCGCACGTTCCCGCAGCCCATTGACGGTCGCCAGCTTTCGGCCGCGCGCCCGCAGTTCAGTGCCTTCGCGGGCATCGGGCAGGGCTATGGGGCCGTGGACTACGCCACCGCGAAGGCGGCGCAGTTCCGCGACGTGCAGGGCAGCGGCGGCTACGGCTACCGTCAGTTCAAGGATGGCGCGATCCAGATCCTCGTGAGCCCCAGCCGCGCGCTCCCGGTCGGATCGATGCTCACCGGCAGCACGGGCGATCCCAACTACGCCCGCTGGTTTGCGATCACCAACGAGATCGGAGCGTGGAAGACGTTCGCGCAGGCTCGCGCCGCGCAGACGCTTCGCACCCTCACTGATACGGCGACTGCGCTGTCGTCGTCCGTCGCGAACGTCGCCGGGGCCGTGAAGGCGGGGAAGCGCAAGCGCCGGAAGGCCGCAGCCGCTCAGGCGGCGTTCCCGGCGGAAACTCCCGCTGCGGCAGAGCCCGCACCCGTCGAAGCCCCCGGTTTCCTCTCCGGCCCGCTGCCGTGGATCATCGGGGGCTCGGTCGCCGTGCTGCTCATCGTTCTCGCGACGCGCGGCAGCAGCACCGCAAGCAAGTAGGGGAGGGAGCCATGCGGTTCGTCCCCTCGGCGTATTCGGACGTAGCAGCGGTGGCCCCAGCCGCCCCTGCTACGACTGCCGCCGGTTCGACGGCGTCGGGCATCACGGAAGCGACGCAAGTCCTTTCGCAGCTTGTCTCGTCCGGTGTGGACGTGGCTCGCGCTGCCAGCGACCTCAAAATGGCGCAGTGGCAGCAGAAAGCCGCGAAGAAACCGAAGAAGAAGCAGCAAAGGTCGCAGGCTATGCCCGCTTCGGTTGCGCTACCCGCTTCCGCGTCGGCCCCTGCGAAGCTGGCCGCACCGCCGACGGATTGGGCGAAGTGGGGGCTGATTGGCATGGGGGCGCTCGTCGTCGCCGTGCTGGGGTACGTCGTCGTCACCCGCGCGCGGGAAAGCGATGACGGGGCCGCGAAGAAGAAGAACCCGAAGCCTGTGGCCCGCGCACCGTTCATCCGAGTGCCGCCGCGTCGTCGCGCCCCAAAGGTGATCGACATCGAGGCCGAAGAGATCGAGGCCGACGAGCCGGAGCCGGTCGAGGCCGACGAGCAGGACGCCTATGGTGACGCTGGGGAGGAAGAGTGATGCGCCGGTTCCATCCGAGCAGCTACGGGGCGGCGACGCCTGAGCCCGCAGCGCCCGAAGACTATACGCAGTACCTGTCGCTCGCGAAGGAGTTCATTCTTCCAAGTGATCCGGTCGAACGGAAGGCCGTGCTGACAGCGCGGATCGCCAACTACCGGCGCATGAAGAAGAAGTTCCCGCTGGCGGCGCTCTTCTACGACAACGAGATCGCCAAGATGCAGGCGCGTCTTTCCGCGACGGATCGGCAGATCGAGAAGTCGCAGAAAGGTGAAACGTCAGTTCAGACCTATCGCTACCTCGGTTGGACGATTGGGACGCTTTCCGCGTTCCTGCTGGGCTCGCTGATCTGGCGCACCGTCGTGCTCACGAAGGCAGTGGGGAAGCCGCGATGACTTACGGATACCACCATGGCGTGCCGCATGGCCGCTTCGTTCCTTCGGCCTACTCGGGCTTCGGCGCGAGCGGCGAAGACGTGGCGCTCGACACTGTGCAGGCGGCGGCGAAGACGGCTGCGGGCGTCGGAGCCGGTGCGGCTGCGGCGGGGACCATCGCAGGGGGCGGGGCCGTCACGGGCCTACTCACGGCGGCGGGTGTCTCGGCGGCGGCAGTGCCCATCGTCGGCTGGGTCGTCGGTGGGGCCATCGCCGTGTCGGCGGGCATCGTCGCGCTCGTCGCAGCCGTCAAGTCGGGCAAGGTTCGTCGTGCCGAAGCCGTGGCGACGGCGCGCAAGCTGGGGATCGCGGAGCCCGAAAAGGCTCCCGGCTTCATCGTCCGCGCGCTGAAGATCCCGAAGACCCGCCGCGCGAAGCTGCTGGCCCGTCTGCGGAAGCGCATGGACCGGCTGAAGGCGCGCAAGCTGGGCAAGCCGGGGCAGAAGCGCCTTGCGAACCTGAAGTGGCAGGTGGACGTACTCGTCGCGCTCGACAAGGTCGAGAATCCGAAGAAGGCGTCGAGCGGGGACCGCAAGGCCATGCGTCTCGTCGGCGGGCAGCGCCCCGTGGTCGATCCGGTGACGGAAGCGAACAGCCCCGCTGTGGATCCCGAAGTCGAAGAGGCGGGGATGGCTGCGGCCGAGCAGAACGCTGCCCCGACGGGCTTCCAGATGCCGACGTGGGGCTGGATCGCGCTCGCGGGTGGCGTCGGCGTCGTCATCGCGCTCGCCGCGCGTCCTTCCGCACCGAAGAGGACGTAAGTCATGGCGACGACGCTGTCGTGGAACGACGTACTCGCGGAGATCCGCGCGCAGATCGACGCGGCAGCGGCGGGCAAGCTGATCGCCAGCCCGCAGTCCGTCGTGACGAAGAACTGGTTTTGGACCGCGCCGTCGAACACGGTGTCGGCCTACGCGCTCGTTGCCTACTGGTTCGCGGTCGCCGCGCGTGTCGGCTACCCCGCGCTGCTTCAGGAGGCGCGACGCTACTACGCCGAAGCTACGAGCCGCAGCGTTCCAAGCATCGCGACGGCGGACATTCAGCGGGTGCTGGCCCGCGCCGTCACCGCGCTGGACGCGGCGGGCGGTTTGAAGGATCGTCGTCTCGCCGGGGTCTACCGGGGGCTGGGCGAGTGGTCGAAGGCCGCTTCCATCGCGAGCGCGCAGCAGCGCGCCTATGAGCAGTCGGGCATCGGCATCGCCGCAGGCGGCATCATCGGCACGGGCGCGGACCTCATCAAGATCGGGGAGAAGGCGGGCCGCGTCATCACGGACAAGAAGCCCCCCGGTACGCCGCAGTGGCTGTGGTTCCTTCAGCGGAACGCATGGTTTCTCGTCGGCGGCACCGTCGCCGTCGGCGCGCTCTACCTCTTCCTGAAGCCGGTGCTCGCGCCCCTGACCGGCGTCCGCGACGCCGCTGCGGCAGCGTCCCGACGCGCGGCGGGCAAGGCCGTCGAGCGGATCGAGCGCGTCGCCCGCAACCCCCGCCGCCGTCGTCGGAGCCGCTGATGAGCCGCAAGATCACGCCCGCGAAGCAGAAGCGGCTGGAACAGGTCTACAAGCGGTGGCATTGGGGCGAAGGCGCGACGCGCGTGATCGACACCGATCCCGATCTTCCGCCGCACCTTGTAGAGATCGGCCTACTGATGGAACTCCATCTTCGGCCGTTCGGCGCGAGCAAGGACACCGTACTCGCCGTGCGTGACGAGGACATTCCCCATTCGCACGTCGGCTTCGACGTGGATCACAAGCACCAACGGATCTACTTCCAGTGCTCCCCCGCGCTCCGCTCCAGTGGGCGCGACCTCTACCGGCGCTCCGAAGCAGATCCGACGCCGCTGGGCCACGTCGCCACGACGCTGGGCGAAGGCAAGCACGCGAAGAACTCCCGCGACTACGTCCGTGTCAACGTGAAGCCGCTCGGCCACCTCATGCACCTCACCTACTTCACGACGAAGAAGGGCGACGGGCCGTCGGGCTACATTCACGAAATGGGCGAAGAAGGCGGCGTGCAGCCGATCCTTTGCGTGTCGAGCGATGGGCGCTTCTGGCTCGCGGGCGGCAGCTACACCTGTCCGTCCCCCGGCATCACGAACTGACGCCGCGCCCCTTCAGGTAGTCCCGCAACGCTTCCCGCACGAGGTTGGAGACGTAGACGTAGCGCCCCGTTCGCTTCGTTTCCTCATCGGCTGCGGTCTTCAGCGCGTCTGCGACCGGCTGGCGTAGCTTGACGCGGACAAGGACGTAGTCGGATGCGGGAGTGCTCGGCATCCGTTTTCTATACCACGCGCGGTACGCCGATGGCACTCCACGGCGGGCGTTCACCTTTCCCTCTCTGCCCCGTTCCGCTACGACTACGGGGCAAGCCCAAATGCGTTCGGGAGGAACCGTGGCCCTCATTCTCCGCAACAACCCCGCCCCGCTCTCCGGTGCGCTGTTCGTCAAGAACCCGCGTCGGCGTCGGCGGAAGATGAAGATGAACCGCAAGGCTCGTCGCAGCCTGCGCTTCTTCAACGGCATCGGTGCGGGCCTCACGGCGAACCGGAAGAACCGCAAGCGCCGTTCCAGCCGCGCGAAGAAGGGCGTGCTCGCTCGTCTCATCGCGAAGTTCCGGCGCAACCGCAGCGCGGTCAAGATGAACCGCTCGGTGAAGATGAACCGTCGTCGTCGCTCGCTTCGTCGTCTGATGATGAACCGCGCGCACGGGATGATGAAGCTGAACCGCCGTCGCCGTTCGCGCAAGAATCCGATGAAGTCCTTCCGCACCCGCAAGGGTACGGTGTCCTTCTTCGCGAAGAAGAACCGCCGTCACCGTCGGAACCCGGAGGCTTCGGCCTCGGGCGGCTTCAACCTTCCGATCCTCGCCCCGGTGAAGTCGCTGGTGTCGAAGGTGCCGTTCATCGGGCACCCCGTCGCGCAGGCGCTCGGCTACATCGCGTTCGGCGCTGCTGCTGGCGCGACGCACTACTACGGCATGAAGGCCGTTCGCTACGTCGGCGGGATGCTTCCGGCGGGCGTGCAGGACTTCGGCCGCAAGTACGTTGCTCCGGTCGGCTACTCGCTGACCGGCGTGCTCGCCAACTTCGCGCTCCAGCGCCTCCCGGTCCCGTTCCTCTCCGACGATCAGAAGCGCAAGCTTGGCGTCGCGGCGATGATCGCGGGCGGCGTGCTTGACGTGTACCGCGCCATCAAGGGTCAGTCCTCGGATCTCGGGGACTACGACTACGGCGACGGTGGTGCCTACGACGTGGTCCCGCTCGCTGGCATTGGCGAGGGCTTCGGGGCCATCGGTGAGGGCATGGGTGCCATCGGTGAAGGCATGGGCGGCATGTACTCCGACGCGGAGCTTGCCGACGCCATGTTCTCCGGTCCCGACCTCGACAGCTACGAGGGCGAGGCCGCGCTCGCCGGTCCCCCGGCCTTCATGCGCGCCTTCCCCCCGCCGCCGAAGGTCGCCTCTCGTCGCGAAGCCGCGCACTCCCGCCACGCGGGCCGTCGCGGTCACCGTTGGGGCTGGCTCATCAAGATGATCGGCTTCAACCGCTTCTATGAGATCGCCGCGATGCCGGAGCCGGAAGCGCGCGTTGCCCTCATCGCCGCGCTGCGGCAGGAGGCCGTCGCCGCCGCCGCCCAGCAGGCGGCTGTGAAGCAGGCCGAAGGTGTCTCGGGCATCGGCATGGCGGGCATCGGCTTCTCCGGCATCGGAGAGGGCTTCGGCATGGTCGCTTCGGAAGGCATGGGCGAACTCGGCTTCATGGCCGCTGGTTCCGCCTACTGATTTCTTCGGGGCGGGGATGACCCCGCCCCTCCCCACTTCAACGGTTCACTCTCCCCACGGAGTTTCCAATGTACGGCATTCCCGGCTACGCGCTCACCGCCCCCAGCGGCTCGGACATGATCCCGCAGGTTCCCTTCGATCAGCCCAAGAACCTCTTCCGGTACGGCGAGCAGAGCCTGTGGTCGTCCCAGCGTCACGCCGCTGGCGTCGCCATCGCGAACGGCACGTTCCGTCTGTTCACCACCCCGCTCGGTCAGGTCGGTCAGGGCTTCGCCACCGGCCTCACCATCGCTGAGACTTCCCTGAAGGAAGGTGGCCGTATCCCCGCTGGCGTTGCGTTCGACGCCTACGGGATCTCCTGCCTCGTGGCGACCGGCGTGACCGCGCAGGGCGCGCTCACCATCGCGACCCCGGTGAACACGGTCGAGACGATCACCGACCTCATCAACGTCCAGAACAACGGCGTACTGACGTGGGACTTCGTCCAGACGCAGGTCGATATCGCCCCCCTGCACCTCATCGGCGCGGGCGGCGGTGCCTTCGGCGCGCTCTCCACGACCGCGAACAACGTGTCCGTCGGTCAGATGAACAACGGCGCGGGCTCGATCTGGATGTACCGCAAGCACCCGATCAGCCTCCCCGGTAACTCCACGTTCTCGATCCTCCTCCGCTACGGTGCCAACGCCGCTGCGGTCGGCGCGACGAACGACGTGGTCCTCAAGGTCGCCCTCTTCGGGTACTACAAGACGGCAATCGAGATCGGCTGATCTCGCGCCGTGGGGGGTGCGCGCGTTCCGTTCCGACGGCGCGTGCGTTACCCTCCCTGCAAGCGGCCCGCTTCGCGTCTCGTCGCGGGGCGGGCCGTTTCCGCTTCCACCCCCTCACTTTTCCGCAACCGGAGTGACCCGTGAGCGACCGTTCCGCTGTCATCGCCATGCCGACCACCGCCGATCTCGGCGGCGCGGGTCCGCAGCGTTTTGTCCGTGCGCCGTTCTACCCGACCGCGCCGTTCTACTCGACCAACCCGAACGTCGGGTATCAGACCCGCTTCTACAGCGCGGGGCTGCTCTCCACCGACACCGACTACGCGGTGAACTCGGAGAGCATCCGTCGCGTACAGTTCGACATTCCGTGTCGGCTCATCGCCATCAACGGCTCGTCGTTCAGCGTCGGGCAGGGCAACGCCCTCCCCGTGGGCGTGTCCCCGCAGGACACGTTCCTGTTCCGGCTGGAATACACGCAGGGCGACAAGCTGCACATCAGCCAGCGCCTCGGCTCGACCGTCGTCGGCTCCGCGCAGCGCCCCGGTGAACTGGGCGGCGTCGGCTACACGATCAACCCCGGCGCGACCGTGATCCTCGGGATCACGCCGCTTCTCGCGAACCTTCGGATCGACATCACGCTCGTCTGCTTGGAGATGCGCGGCCCGTCGAACTACACGGGGGGCTGATCCATGAGCCAGTGGTGGGAAAACCCCGGAGACTTCCCCGCGAAGTACGACCCGTCGGGCCTTCGGAACAACCCCGCTGGCACGATCCCCTTCCCCTACCCCACGAACCCGCCTATCGGCGTGTGGGATGGGGGACGGGGCTCCCTGACGTGGGCGACGAACCTGAATGGGCTGCTGGAGGCCCGTTGGCAGTCGCCGCTCTTCGACCTTCGCCCCGAACTTCGCGCGTCCATGCAGGGGAAGACCGGTGGAACGCCGATCTGGCGCAACTCCGGCACGGGCGGGAAGCTGTGGGTCCAAGTGGACAACATCACGCTCGATCTGCCCGCGCCCGCAACGAACGATTGGACGGCGAACCTGAAGGTCATCAGTCGCGAGTATGGGCACGTCAACGACCCGCAGGAGGTCAAGCAGATCACCGTGGACGCCGACATCACGTCGGAGTTCACGGGGTCGGCGGACGCGGCGGTGCTGACGTTCCTGCCGCCGGGAGAGGGCTACCCGATCCGGTGGTATCGAGTGGACATCGTGTTCAGCTACACGCTGGCGCGAACCTTCACGCCCCCGTTCGCCATTTCGGCGGCGTACTACTGACCGGGAGGCCCGCGTGGCGTTCATCAACAACAAGGGCCACGGCCACGACGACGTAGCGGCAGCAGTGTCGTTCCAGACGGAGATCATCACTCCGGCAAACGACCTGACTGTCTACACGGCGGAAGTCGGGAACCGGGGGATGCCGCGCGTCACCGTCTACCTGCGGCAGACGGCGGGCGCGGTTCCTTCGCAGGCCGTCATCGAGTTCAGCACCGCTGACCAAGTGAACAAGGTCAAGCTGTACTTCCCGGCAACGGCGGCGATCCCGACGCCGCTGAACGTGCCCGTGCTCACGACCGTGCAGATCCCGTCGAAGTTCGTCCGCGTGTCGATCACGCGGCCCGCTGGGCAGGCGAGCACCGTCGAAGTCGTCATCATGGTCGCGCAGTAGCCGCCTTCGGTGGCTATCGGCGCGCGGCCCCCGGCTTTCCGGCGCGGGGGCGTGTGATACCCCCGCATCGTAGAGGTCCGTTATGCCGAAGTATTCCAAGGCCGCTTCCGCGACCATCGAGAAGCTGAAGGAGCAGTTGAAGGCCGCGAAGCAGGCCGCGACTGATGCGAAGAAGTCGGTGAAGTCGTCTGTCTCCGAAGCGAAGACCGCGACGAAGGCCAAGTACGCGAAGACGAAGAAGCGACAGGTCTACGCCTACGGCAAGCTCAAGAAGACACAGAAGGGCGAGGACATTCCGGGGAGTATGTGGGAAGGCCCGACCCCGAAGAACCTGACGATCTACAAGGTCCGCCTCATGCTGGACGAGCAGCAGATCGGCATCTTTGGCCCCTACGCCACGATCCGCGCCGCCAGCGCGGACGCGAAGAACATTCTTCGGATGCACGTCGGACCCAGCTACAAGATCGAAGAGATCGGCGTTGACGAGCCGCTTCTGCGCTCCGACGGCAACGTCAAGGTCTACTTCCACCCGTCGATCTACTCGGCGCAGGCGACCGACAAGGGTGTCCTGACCGCTCAGGTGATCGAACAGGGCGGCGAGGCCCAGCGCAAGAAGACCTTCGTGAAGAAGTACAACCCGCGCAGCCGTCGCACGACGCGCCGCTAAGGGGAGGCCACCATGCCCGCCGAATACGTCACAAGCATCGTTGAAGGGCAGGACTTCTACATCACCGACATCGACCCGAACGCGGTCGTGACGGCGAAGCGTGGATCCCTTGCGCTTCGGCAGGACGACGGAAACGTCACCGTCTACATCAACACGACGGTCGGCGTGACGGGCGTGGGCTCGACGTGGGTCGTCCTCATGCAGACCGGCTGGGCGGGCATTTCGCAGATCCTGCTGCGGGACAACGCCACCCCGGCGCTCGACATCGGTTCGACCGGCCTCGTCAACCTCCTGCGCTTCATCACCGCGAACGGCGCGGAGAAGGTGCAGTACCGTGGTGCGGGCACCTTCGACATCGTCACGGGTGGCCTGAACGTCGTCGCGGGCACGGTCACGTTCCCGCAGAACACGGTGGACATCGCCACTGCCGCTATCGCGGCGCTCGCGGGCAGCGTCACGTCGGCGCTCACGCTGCGGGTGTCGCACCCCGGCGGCGCGGCAGCGGTGGACACTGTGCTTCCCGTCCGCACGGGCGGCTGGCGCGTGCTCGACGCGATGGTCGTCGCCACGGCGGCGGGCGGTGGAGCGGCTGCGGTGCAGGTGCAGACGAGCGCGGCTGCGCCCGTGTCGTCCAACCTCGTCATCGACGGCGCGGTGGTCGCGGGCAGCGTCGTTCGCACGACCTCCCTGCTCAACACCGTGTTTGCCTCTGGCGCGACCATCAAGGTGCAGGGCGTCAACGCCCCCGCCGCGTCCAACGTCTTCATCACGCTGGCCCCGCTGTAATGGCACGGACCCGCGTCATCCTGCGGAAGCACGGCAGCACCTACGGGGAGGTCACCTACCCGTCGGAAAGCGAAGCCGTCGCCGCCGCAGCGAAGATGCAGGGCGAAGCTTCGGGCCTCGAAGCCTTGCTGGCTCCGGCGACCCCGGAGCGCAACCCCCGGCGTCGCCGCAACCCGTCCATCGGGCGCGGGACGAAGCACCGCGACACCGTGGCGGAAGCCATCGAGAAGCGACTGCGGGCCGAAGGCGAGACGAAGGCCGAAGCGCGGAGCCGCGCCTACGCCATCGCCACGGCTGCGGAACAGCGTCGGCAGGGGCTGCGCGCGAACCCGACGCCCATTGACATCGGGTCGCTGGACTTCGCGCACTTCAAGAAGACCGTCAAGATCGCGGGGTACTACAACGTCCGCACCGGACGCCGCTTCGCGCGCGTCGTGTCGAACGACGGCACGTTCGTGACCGACGTGCCCGTGGCCGACGGCGGCAAGGGCGGCACGCGCGTCAAGGGCGCGGACGCGGTCAAGAAACGGGCCTACGAACAGCTTCGCATCCATATCGAGCCGACGACGTGGAAGCCCAGCGTGCGGGTGAACCCCGGCAGCGCGGGCAGCGTCCGCTACGGCGGCACTCGGATCCGCATCCACGCCGGAACCTACACCGTCATGCCTCACGGCCCGACGTTCAGCGGTCCCGACGGATTCGTCAGCGCGAAGAAGTGGATCGACACTCACGGGGCGTAGGTTCCCCCAACACCTTTCAGCAGGAGATCAGCAGCATGTACGGGTACTTCGGTTCTGCCTACGACCTCGGGTCGTCCTACGACCTCGCTTCCGCCTACGACCTTGGCGATGCCGACTACGACGGCGTCATCATGGACACGCTCAACAAGAAGGTGGTCGGTGTCCCGGTGTGGGGCCTCCTCCTCGCGGGCGCGGCCCTCATGTACACGAAGCCGGGGAAGCGCCTGCTCGGGGGCCTCGGCCTCGGCGCGGCGAAGAAGAACCCCAGCCGCCGCCGTCGGAAGAACCGCCGCAAGTCCCGCCGCTCCCGCCGCTAAGGCGGATCGGTAGCCCTCGGCGGCTCCCCATGGGGTTGTTCCCGTCCGCGCTCCCGTTAGCGTGGAAGGGACAACCCCGTGCCCGTTTTGGGAGGTAGCCGATGCTCGCTGCCCTTCGTACCGCTGTCGCGTCCGTGTCCTCGGAACTTGCCGAGAAGAACGCGGTGACGCGCATCCTTGCGGAGCATGGGCACCGCCGCGCGCCGACCGTCGTGCAGCAGCGCGACGGTAGCGGCATCACGCGCGTCTACCTCTGGACTGACGCGGGCATCGCGCTCGTGACGGGGCCGTCGCTCGAAGGCACGGTCTACGAAGTCCACGCCGTCCCGGCGGACGCCGATCCCACGTCCTTCGACCTGTTCATCCCCGGCGAGCGCGGGCGCTCGGCGTTCGCCGCTGGCCGCAAGGCGAAGGCACTGGCGAACCCCGCCCCGTCGCGCACGTCGCTCGCGGCGACGCCCCGGCGCATCGCTGCGCGCCCCGTCGCGCCGCCCCCGGCGCGCACCGCCCCGATGCTCCACAACCCGCCGAAGGGTCCGCCCGCGTCGATCCCCGGTCCCGAAGCCTTCGCGCCCGCCGCTGGCGATGTCTACGGCTCCGCGATGCTGGACAAGATGCTGGCGCTCAACAAGTACGGCACTCAGCCCAGCGTCCCCACGGCTCTGCTTGCCACTGTGATCCGCCGCATCGTGAAAGACATCGGGCTCGCGGACAAGGTGAGCATCGAGAAGGACACGGGCTCGGTGTGGGACGTGACGTTTCACCCGAAGCCTGCGGGTACGATGTTCGAGCCCGACGTTGAGCCGAAGCTGAAGAAGGTGATGACCGTCGGGCTCGGCGGCAACTATGGAGGCATCGGCTTCGCAGGCCCGTCGTCCCCCGACCCCTACGCCGACTACGCGGGGCCGACGGCGACCGTTTTCAAGGCTCCCTACGCCAACTACGTCGAAGCCCTGCTCTACGGCGCGCTCGTCGCCAACGGCATCGCGACGCTCCCCAGCTACGCGCCCCCGACGCCCTCGAAGGCGAAGGCGAGCACGGCCAGCAGCACGGCGAAGGCTGGCGCGGGCAAGGTCTACATCACGTTCCAGCCGGGGGTCGGCCTCACCGTCTCCGGCGACACCTACGACGTGAAGGACATCATCAAGGCCGAAGGCTTCTTCTGGACCGGCAAGCCCGACAAGAACGGCCTCGGCAAGTTTGGCTACCCGCCGAGCGTATGGGCGGGGGCGAAGAGCGATTCTGCCACGTCCACGTCTTCGCTCGTCGGCTGGGCCGGGAAGCAGCAGACCGTCGCGGACACGGCCGTTGCGCTGTCGCAGGCGTTGACTGCCGCAGGCATGGACGTGCTCGTCACCGGCATCATCGGGGCCGGGACGCCCATCGCCGCGCCCGCCGCGCCCGCTGCCCCGAAGAGCGCCGACCCGAACCCCCCGCCGCCGTCGCCCGTCACGTCGATCTCGGTGCCCTTTGGGGCTCCGCTGGAACCGCTCCAGCCGAACCCCGTGTGGGGCGAAGGCGGCGGCGTGAACGCCATCGCGTCGCGGCTCGTCTACCACGCGCCGAAGCCGGGAGGCGGGCTCAGTGGCGAAGTGCTGCGCGACACGCAGACCGGCAAGCTGTTCCTCGCGAAGTACCCGCCCAACAAGGACATGATCGCGAGCGAAGTCCTCGCCGCGCACCTCTACCGTGCCTTCGGCGCGCTCGCGCCCGATATGCGCGCCGCCACCGTGAAGGGGAAGGCGGCGATCCTCTCGCCGTGGATCGACGGGCTGAAGCAGATCGCGTCCAGCGCCTCGGGCTGGAACGCGACGGTGCCCGCGCTGGAGAAGAAGTACCTCGCCGCGACGTTCCCGCTCGACGTGTGGCTCGCGGACTACGACGTGGTCGGCCTCACCTACGACAACATGCTGTGGGTGCCGCCCGATCCGCACGTCATCCGCGTGGACCCCGGCGCGTCCCTCATGTTCCGCGCATCGGGCTCGTTGAAGTCGCCGCTTCCGACGACCGACGCCGCGCCCGACCTCGATTCGATGCTCTTCAAGCCGAAGAACGACAAAACCCCTGTCGTGTTCGCGGCGGCGAAGGACGACCCCTCGCTCATGCTCCCGGTGGCGAACGCGCTGACGGGCACGCCGATCAAGTTTATCGACGCGCTCGCCAAGTGGGCGGGCTACGCGATGTCCACGGGCCTCACCTTCCCGACCCTTAGCATCGGTGACTTCCTGTATGACCGCGCGAAGACGCTGCGGGACGCCGTCATGGCGAAGGCAGGCGTCTCGGCATCTACCGTGAGCGTCGGCACCCCGGCGGGTGCGACCGTGACGTTCGACCGCGAGAAGCTGGCGAAGGCCGTCGCAGAACTGATCGGCGGCACCTACGCGCTCGCGGGCGGCGTCCTTCCGACCGTCTACGTCTCGACGGCGGACGGCGCGCAGTGGCACACCGGCTTCTACCACGCATCGCAGGGCTTCGCGCAGGCGAAGGTGATGAAGTACGACGGGGTCACGAACGAAGACTTCGGCGTCGTGTCGATAGCGGTTCCGTCACCGTTCACGTCGGCGTTCTACTTCAAGGCCGTCCCCTACTTCGCGGACGAGATCAAGAGCATCATCAACGCGAACACCGCGTCTGCGCCCGCGCCGACCCCCGCGACGCCCGCTGGGGAGCCCACGACGAAGCAGTTCGCCGGAGTTGCGGGGAACATCGCGAAGCGCGTCGCCGCGCTGCTCCCCGGTCTGGTGACGGTGAAGCCCCCGGTGGGGCCGTCGGGCGTGTGGGAAGTCAACAGCCTGACCTCCACCGCTACGGGCGTCTCGATCAACGTGCAGGGCGACACGCTCCACGCGACCATCTTCTCAAACGGTGCCCCGAAGCAGAAGCTGTCCTATGAGGGCGTTTCCGACGCCTCGATCTCGTTCCTCGTGTCGCGCGCCGCCGACATCGCCAACGCCTTCAAGCCCTACTTGATGAAGGCTCCCGCCCCGGCCGTCGTGCCGACCCTCCCCACGTCGTCTGCGCCGCTCGCGCTGGAGAGCTTGTCGCTCACCGAAGTGGACGCGCTGCCGAATGGCTCGGTGGTCGCGAGCGAAGACGGTACGTCGCTCTACATTCGCGATTCTTCGGGCCTCTGGCGCGAGTTGACGCCCGAAGGCGACTTCACGTCGGGGATCTTCTCCGATGACGTGGTGGACACGCTCGGGACGACGCTGCTGGCTTACGAGGGCGACGGCAAGGGGCCGGAGCCCGACGACGCCATCATGCTGTCGGCCTACTACTCGACGGCGAAGAAGAAGATCGCTGCCGCACAGGGCATCCCCGCTGCCGCCGCCCCGAAGCCCCCGCGTGCGCCGAAGCCCGCCGCCCCGGCGAAGTCCGCCGCTGCCATGCTGGACGATGACCCCGAACCGTGGCCGTCGGCCCATTATCAGATCCCCGGCGCGATGCCGAACGACAGCGTGTGGTACGCCGTAGGTGGCGCGAAGGCGCTGGCGATGCGGCTGGCGAACGCCGTGAAGGGGAAGCAGTTGGGCAGCTTCCCCGGCGGGAAGATGACCGATCCCGCGACGAAGAAGGAGTTCTACGTCAAGTTCTTCAAGAACGTGCAGCACGCGGAAACCGAAGCCCTCGCGTCGCACTTCTACCGCGCGCTCGGCATCAACGCGCCCGACGCGCGCGTCGTCACGGCGGGCCTGCTCGGCGGGCACGCGAGCGGCTACAACGCCGTGCTGATCACGCCGTGGAAGGACGACTACAAGCAGCGCGCGAACGGTGACTTCACGACGGGCGAGAAGGTCGAGTTGGCGAAGCAGTTCCCCGCCGACGTGTGGATGGCAAACTACGACGTGGTCGGGAAGGGACCGGCCACAAAGTACGACAACCTGCTGGTGAACGCCGCCTACAACGTGGAAGCACCCGCGCACTTCCTGCGCGTCGATCAAGGTGCGGCGCTCGACTACCGAAGCACGGGCAGCGTGAAGAAGAGCGCGAGCGATTGGGCTGCGAACGCGGCGAAGACGTGGGGCGACTTCCTCTCGTCGCAGCACCCGACGATCTTCAAGGTCTTCGGCAACGCGACGCCGACGACGGGCGCGGAGACGATCCAGCGCATCAACCTGCTGACCGATTCGGACTTCTTTGGATACGCGCTCTTCCGGTCGGGCCGCACCGATCTGACCGACGTGCTGAAGGCACGCGCGGGCTGGCTCTTCCAGATGCTGACGGCCTTCCAGACGCTGACGGGGAAAAAGCCGAAGGCGGCGGCTCCGGCCCCGGCACCCGCCGCCCCGGCCCCCACCGGAATCCCCAACTACGCCATTTCCGGCACCATCCTCGACGCCGACGAACTGAACGAGGTGGCCTTCAACCCGCAGCCGCTGCTCGTCGCCAGCACGACGAAGAAGACGGCGCACTTGAAGAAGTCCGGTGGGCTCTGGCTCAACTGGAAGGGCACCGACACCAGCTATCCGGCGAAGACGGAGAAGCTGGCTCCCGGCACCTACAAGGTCATTGAGTACGACTACGACCTTGAAGGGAAGTCCTACGCCGAACTCTACGCGCTCGCGTTCCCGCAGGAGCCGCCGACGAGCATCCCGCTCACGACGGGACAGACGCTGACCATCACGCTGGGCACGCTGGCAGGCGCAACCACGCTGAACGCCGCGATCCTCACCTACCCGCTGCTCGTCGCGGACGGCCCGCAAAAGCTGGTCTACATCAAGCACCCGAAGACGGATCACTGGATCGGGTGGGGCAAGGGCATGGAAACCCCGCTGTTCCCGAAGCAGCTACCGGGGGGCCTCTACACGATGGTGGACTACGGTCCCCATCTGGCGGGGGACAAGTCGTTCGCGGACCTCTACGCGCTCGCGTTCCCGCCGTCTGCCGCGCCGACGTTCGTGGAAGGCACCGTCTACACGGCCCTGACGCTGAACGCCAACGTGGCGCACGGGCAGTGGATCCTTGTTCGCGACACGGCGGATCCGTCGGTCCTCTACACGGGCGGGTTCAAGGACGGGTTCTGCAAGGTCGGACCTACGGGCCTCACGGGCTCGGCGGGGACGCTCCCCGAAGGCAACTACGAAGTCGTGTCCGCCGACAAGGAAACTGTCGGGGCCACGGCGTCCGACGCGCTGTATGCCCAGTACGCCGTGCTGAAGGGGCCGAAGACCGTCGAGCAAATCAAGGCGCTGGCGCAGCAGGTGCAGCAGATCGTCGCGGCGAAGGGCTTCGCCACGCAGGGCAGCGTCGGCATGGGCTTCATCGTGACGCTGTACGAAGGCACGGAGCCCAACGGCTTCGAGGTGCTGTTCATGCGCTCGGGGGCCAGCGGGAAGGTCACGATCAAGTTCCAAGGCAGCGACCTCGGCCTCTACACGCTCGGCAAGGCAGGCGTCGCGGAGACGGTCGCCAACGCCGTGCTCGGCCAGCTTCGCCTGAAGATCGCGCAGTTCAACCTCACGAAGCAGCCAGCGTCCGTGATCGACCTCGGTTTGCCGATGTCCGCCGCAGCAGCGGCGGCTACCGCCATGCCCGCCGTCGGGGCGATCCTCACGACGGTCGCTCAGGTCAAGGCGCTCCCGCAGTACAGCGTCATCGCCTACGCGCACGCCGTGAGCGACAGCAAGGCCCACATCATCTTCTACCGTTGTGTCGCTTCCGACGAGTGGATGACGCTCACCTTCGACAACGAACCGAAGGGCGCACCCCTGCTGACTTCGGAAGTCATTGACGACGGCGACAGCGAGTGGGGCGTCGTCGTGATCCGTGTCGGCTCGGGCACCGACCTCGATCCGTTCTTCGGGCACTTCATGGACGTGACCGGGAAGTCGGGAAACACCTTCGTCGCCTCTTTCCCCATCGGAGCCTGAGCATCATGCGTCGTTCCATGTTGCACCCCGCTCGCCGCAACCCCTACAACAACAGCGTCGCGCAAGCCCTTCACCAGTGGCTCACGTCGAACGGGCTGCTGGCGACCGCCATGAGCGGCGAAGCGCCCGCAGAACCCGTAGTGCTCGCCGCTCCCGTGGCTGCTGCGCCCGCCCCCGTCGTCATGGCGACCATCGGATCCCCGCCGACGTTCTTCCCGACGGGCATCGCGCCCACACAGTTGGCCGCGTTGCCGACGAAGGGCGTGTCCGGTGGAGGCGCGGTCGTCGTGCTCTACCCCGGCCCCGACGAAAATCCGACGGCATGGTATCACTATGCCACGGGCGATTGGTCGAAGCTGGTGGGGCCGCAGGGCGATATCCCCGGCATGTACTTGGATACCTATCTGACGGAGGAAGACTTCGCACACACGGTCGCTTCGTCCAAAGCAGCGTACTACGCCGGAACTGCGGCCTTTGGGGCGACCTACACTGGACCGCTCATCATGGCGGCTCCGGCGTCGCCCTCAACGAGCGCGAGCGTCGCCGCTGCTCCGGCGGCTGCGGGCGGCATGGATCCCGACGTGTTCGCCGCCTTGCAGGCGCTCGTCGCCTACATCAAGGACGACGAGACGAAGGTCGAAATGACCGACGGGCTCATGGCCGCGATCAACACGAAGGCGAGCATGGGCATGGGCTACTGGCTTTCGTCGGCCACGAGTTCCGCGTTCAACTACAAGGGCACGGTGACGCAGCGCGGAGCCTACCTCTCCAAGCTGGCCGATCTCGGGCTGATGAAGCACTACGGGCACTCCAGCACCGGGAAGAAGCAGTACGAAGTGGTGAAGCTGGGTCGTGATGTCGCGAAGGAGATCGCGACCGTCGGCTACGCCACGCTCGCGTCCGTGATCAAGGCATCCGCCGGGAAGGCTCCGAAGGCGAAGACCCCGAAGGCTCCGCAGGCCGCAGCCGTTGCCGCAGCGGCGGCGGGCCTCACGGCGGTCACGGCACCGAAGGCGACGGCGAAGTCGCAGAAGATCACGTCCATCGTGGACAGCCTCGGCGTGCTCGGGCCGCTCATTGTGGAAGCGGCGTCGAAGGTCACGTCCATCGTCGCGGAAGCGGGTGCGGGCGGCATCAGCATGACGATGAAGGCCGACATCGATTCGTCCGTGCGCTTCGACGCTGCGACGGCGAACACCGTCACGTTCACCTACTTCAAGAACAGCTTCGCCACGTCTGAAAAGACGATCACGGTCGCCGTGCCCGATCAAGCGGGGATCATCGCCAGCACGCTCGCGCAGGCGATGGTCTACTTTCTGATCTACTCGCACGAGAGTGCGGGGAAGCTGGCCGCGCAGCCGCCGCAGCCGCTGCCCGATGCGCTCGTTGTGGACGGCGTTCCGCTTGTCGCGGGTGCAGTGCTCACGACGGGCGCGCAGCAGTCGGCACTGCCCCCCGGTTCCGTCGTGGTGAGCGGCGTTGTGCGGTACTACGCCTACCCCGAGTGGGACACCTACTTCAAGCCCGTCCCGAACCCGCAGGCGGCGGCGCAGCAGGGCATCGTGTTCCCGGCCCCGAAGCAGCCGGGGTGGCCCGCACCGCAAGTCGCTCCGACGCAGGCCGTCTACGAAGAACTCCCGGTCGGCACGCTGCTCCGCACGGACTTCCAGCCGGGGGGCACTGGCGTCGGCTCTTCGCTCTTCGCTGTGCGCGTGGACGCCGTCGGCTATCAGAAGATCGACACGTCGGGCGTCGTGAATACGTCGTCCTCGAAGCGCCCGCCGTCGAAGCTGGTGACGGACGCTGCGACGAACAAGGCAACGCCCTACATCGTCTTCCTCGGAAAAGGCAAGGTCGAGACGCCGACGTTCTACAAGGAGTGGATCGAAGGCAAGCGCATTGACAATGCCGACGCAAAGGCGACCGAAGCCGCCGCGCAAGTTGAAGTGCTGGCCGAAGTCCTCGGCATCGATCCGCGCGTCGCGGCGCTGTTCACGACGAAGGCGCTCCAAGCGATGATCGCGCAGTCGGGCATCCCCTACATGGGGAGCACGTTCTTCCCGCCGACGCCCGTGCCACACGCCTACCCGTCGGTCCTGTTGAAGAAGAACCCCGGCCTGCTCGGTGGCTTCCGCTCGAACCCCGAACGCTACCGCGACGTGGTGCGGCAGGTACTGCGGAACCCGCGCCCGTCGCTCCGCGACTTGCAGGACGCCGAACTGCTGGACGCGGCGGGCCTGCCGCTTCACGACTGCCTGCCGCGCAAGCGCAACCCTGACGGCGGGCTGGCGGAAGCGACCGACACCGAGACGGGCATCATCAAGGCCGTCGTGGACGCCTTGAAGAAGGCGCTGGGCAGCAGTGAGAAGCCCGACGGATCTACGAAGATTGCACAGGCCATCGACGGCAAGCTGCAAGGCATGTACGACACGGGCAGCAAGCACGGAGGGGGCGTGCGCCCTGAGACGGGCAGCAACCTCGGTGCCTACCTTCGCTACCTCGTCGCAGCACGCGCGGCGGGGCTGTGGAAGAACTACATCGACCCCGGCGAGCGCGCCGTGACCCGTGCGCTGGGCTACTCGCCGCAGCAGGCCGATGATCCGACGCAGTCGATCCGCGTCAACGAAGACGGCCTGTCGCAGATCGAAGCGATGAAGGCGGCGGGGCTCATTAGCGGCCCCGTGACCCCGTCGCAGGCGATGAAGACGTGGCTCACGAAGCAGAAGTCGGGCAGCGGGTGGGTACGCGCTGACGTAGGAGAGCCGTGGATCCCGTCCAGCGCCCTCACGCCGCCGAGCAACTACGCCGGGAAGATGCCGAGCAATAGTCAAGGCACAACGTCAGATTACAGCGACAAGGGCGACAACAGCCAGAAGGGTAGCATCCAGCACTGGAACACCTACCAGCGCGCGGAGGGCGGCGGAAGCTGGGAAGGCAAGCTGCCCTATCCGTCGTGGGCTGCGGAGCCGTGGGCGAACGTCGAAGGGTTCTGTGTGGACTACCACGACGTGACGTGGTTGAAGTACACGGCGGGTGAGTGGGGCGCGTCGCTCTACGGCTACGGCGGCAGCGGTGGCGGCGTGAAAGCGAACCTCACGAACTTCCTCATGCGCGCGAACACCCGTGACCCGCGCTTCGTCCTGCTGCCGGGGTCGAAGATCAAGAGCGGGCCGATGGCGACGTTCCAAGAAGAAGCGGCCATTGTCTTCGTGTCGATTGACGAAAAGCCGTTGAAGATCGAGGTCGTCAGCGTCGGGAAGAACATCGCTTCCGGCGCGCACCTCACGACGGAGCAGATCACGGCGTGGATCCGCGCGCGGCCCGCCTACCCGACGGGGCCGAAGCCCGTGGGACCGGCGGCGGGCATCGCCATCCACCGCAACCCCGCTCCGGCGGGCACGCGGCTGAACGTGCGCGAAGTCCACGCGCTACTCTTCGACCGTTCGCAGTGGGGACCGGGGGCCGTGCGGGCGTGGCTCACGCGGCACGGGATGGACGGGCTCACCGTCTCGGCGGCGGGCGGCAACTGGCGCGTCGCGATCTACGGATCGGATGCGTTCTACCCCAACACGATCCGGTCGCGGAGCGTCGGCAACGGCATCGCTGCGCTCGTCGGTCGTCCCCTGAAGTGAAAGGAACAACGTCATGAAGATGAAGCTTCGTCGGAACAGCGCGATGGTCGCCGCAACCGTGCTCGTGCAGGAGCGCGAACTACGCGGTGGCGCGACCCGCGCGCAAGTGCTCGTGCTGAAGCGCGGCGTCACCGCGCCGTGGCTCCCGAACTACTGGAACCTCCCCGGCGGCAGCGTCGATCCCGGCGAGACGACGATGCAGGCGGCGGCGCGCGAGTGCGAAGAAGAGATCAGCATGGTCCCGAAGGGCCTGCGCCCGCTGGCAACGTACCATGACCCCGAAGGCTGGACGCTGGAGACGTTCGTGACGGATCGCTGGTCGGGCGAGCCCGTCGTGACGTGGGAAAGCGACGGCTACGCATGGGTCAGTCTGGACGATCTGCCGCACATGCGCTTCGTCCCCGGCGTTCGCGACGTGCTCGAAGCGGTGCTGCGCGCCGCTCGGTGACGGTTAGGGGTGGGCATGGTCGCTGCCCGCCGTACTCACCCCGCCCGTCACGTCCGTCCCCGCGCACGCACCGCCCCGAAGGCTCCCCCGCCGGAACTGCGCCCGTTCCAGCGCGACGGCGTGGACTTCCTCGCGGCGAACAACTGGCGCGTCCTGCTCGCGGACGCCCCCGGCTGTGGGAAGACGCCGCAAGTGCTGGTGGCGATGCGCGAGCACGCGAAGACGCTGTGCCCGATGCTCGTCGTGTGCCCGTCCAGCGTGGCGTGGAACTGGCGGCGGGAGGCGGCGCGCTGGGTTCCCGGTGCCCGCGTCCACGTCATCGAGGGCTTCCACGGGCCGATCCCGAAGGGGGTTCACATCACGATCTGCCCGTGGGACGTGCTCGCGGCGCGGCTCCCCGATCTCATGGGGCGCGGCTTCAAGTGCGTCGTGGCGGACGAAGCCCACTACGCGAAGGCGGGCGTGGAGACGCAGCGCGGACGGGCCTTGCAGTCGATCTGCGCTGTCGCGCCGCACGTCCTGCTGCTGTCGGGCACCCCGCTGGTGAACACCGCCGACGAACTGGAGACGCTGCGGGCGATGTTTGGCGCGGAGCCCCCGGTGATGCTGCGGCGGCTGCTCGAAGACGTGGCTCCCGACATTCCCCCGAAGAAGCGCGTCACGCTGAAGACCACCATCCCCGACGAGATCCGCACCGAGTACGACAAGGCGAAGGAGGAGTTTGGGGAGTGGCTGGACGACTACCTTCCCCGCGTGCTGGACGACGCGGCGGCTGCGGAGAGTGCGGCGAGCAAGGCGCTTGCGGCGGAACCGCTGGCGAAGGTCGCCTACCTCCGGCGCATCCTCGGACGCGGCAAGGTTCCCGGTGCGGCAGCGTGGGCGGCGAGCATGGTGAAGCGCGGCGAACCGTGCGTCATCTTCGGGCAGTTTTCCGACGTGCTCGATCTGCTCGGGCAGGCGCTGTCGCGGCTCGCCATTCCCTTCGTGCGGCTCGACGGGACACACTCGCGGCAGCAGCGGCAGATCGCCATTGATGCCTTCCAAGCTGGCAAAGTGCCCGTGTTCCTCGGAAGCATGGCCGCGAAGGAAGGGATCACGCTGGTGAAGGCCCGCCACTTGCTGTTCTTGGAGCGGTGGTACACCCCCGCTGCCGAAGAGCAAGCCGAAGATCGCATCCGACGCATCGGGCAGACGCGCGCAACGACGATCTGGTATCTCCACGCCGACGCGACCATTGACGAGCGGATCAGCGAGATCGTGGACGCGAAGCGCGGCATCGTCGCCGCGAACATCGGCACCGCGACCATCGAGCACATTGACGCTCCGACCGTCATGGACGCATGGGAACGGATGCGGACGCTGAAGGACGGCGTGCCCACCGTCGCGTCGAACCCCGACGCCTCGCTCCCGCTCCCGAAGCTGCCCGATCCCCGCATCGTTCATGCGGTGCTCTTCGACGCGACGAAGTGGCCGATCCCCGACGTGCAGCGCGCACTGCGCGCGGCGGGCTACCGGCAGCGCAAGCTGGACCGGCAGGGGAACACCGTGCGGATCGAGATCCGCAGCAAGGGCGCGTTCCTCCCCGGCACGCTGCGCTCGGTGCGGCTGGCAGGGGACTTCGGGATGGTCGCCGGGAAGCCCGCCCCGACGCAGGCGGCGCGCTCGGCGTCCTACCGCGCGCTGGCGAAGCAGAAGCGACAGCAGCGGGTGGCGTCTTCGCCGCTGCTTCGTCGCGCTGCGCGTTGATCGATCCGTCACGGATCGACGTTCAGACCCGTTCAGACCCGCGTCGCGGGCTCGTCATGGCTAAGTGCCCGTTATTGCTCGCTTTTCTCTACTTACGATAATGTATCCTTATCGTGACGCGAGGGGGCGAAGGGGTGAACGGGGGCCAACGGCTATCGGCGTCTGCTTGACGATCTCCGTGGTACGATGCAACGCGATAGAGGCGCAGCATGGCTATCTCCGTCAACACGTTCGATTCCGTGCGCGTGCAGATCGCGGTTCCCGGCACGTCGGTCGCGGCGTCCCCGCAGCCCTATGACAACACGCACACCCTCGTCATCTACAACCGGGGTACGAAGACCATTCTCGTCGCCATCGGCACGGCGGGTGGGGCCATCGCCATCGGCGGCGGCGTCGAGATCCCGGCAACGGGTGCGCTCACGCTCGCCGTCGGGACGAACGTGAACCGCGCCGGGGGCAACTTCGACCTCGGGCGGCAGATCATCGTGGACGCTGTCGGCGGTGCGGGCGATTGCGTCATCACCTACCTGAACAGCACGGGCGCGTCGTAATGCTCACCCGTCCCCCATTCAGCGGCTACACCGGCATCGGCGGCGGTGGCGGGGGCGGTGGTGCGCCGACGAACGCGACCTACCTCACGCTCACGCTGGACGCGACGCTCACCGACGAGCGCGTCTTCACGCTCGCGCCGCGCCTTGCGGGGACGGACGGCGGTGCAGGGTCCACCTACACCGTGGACCTCGCCGTCGTCGGGACGGTCACTCCGGGCGCGTACACGAACGCCAGCCTGACCGTGAACGCCTACGGGCAAGTCACGGCTGTCTCCAGCGGACCCGCGCCGGTCCTCTCGGTGTCCGTAGACGCGGGCGAACTGACCGACACCGGCACGGCTACGGCTCCGGTGCTGGGCCTTGCGACGACGGGCGTCGGCGCGGGCAGCTACACCTACGCCAGCATCACCGTGGACGCCTTCGGGCGTTTGACGGCGGCAGCGAACGGCGCGGCCCCGGTAGCGAGCGGCTGGACGGACGGCGGCACGAACGTCTACCTGACGACGCTCACCGATCAAGTGGCGATGGGGACGACGACGCCGCTCACGGGGGTCAAGCAGACGATCCAGAACGACGTGGGCGGCTCCGGCATCCTCGTCCGTGCGACGGCGGGCACGTCGGAAGCCGCGTACAACACGCGCCAGTTCGCGGACACCTTCGACCGCTTCGCGCTCCAGACGGCGGGTATTCACCTGTGGGGCTCGGGAACGGCGGCGGCGGACGTGCGGCAGCAGCGCACGGGTACGCTCGCGTTCGCGTTCAACCACCCCACGGGAGCGACCACAATCGTGTGGACGTTCGTGGGGACGCTCGTCACGCCGTCCCGGCGCGTGCAGACGAACACGGTCGTAGCGGCGGCGCTCAGTATCGACGCGAACCCAACGATCTACGATGTCGTGCTCTGCGATCCCACGGCGGGCGCGCAGACGATCACGCTTCCGAACCCCGTCACGGCGGGCAACTCCGGCCGTCGCTACACGGTCAAACGGACCACGACGAGCGCGAACACCGTGACCGTCAACTCGGCGGGCGGCGCGACGATTGACGGCCTTGCGTCGCAGGTTCTCACGGGTGGCACCCTCAACGCGATCACCGTCGTCACCGACGGCACGGCATGGTGGATCGTATGACCTACGACGAAGTTTGCATCGAGATCGTCGCGTTGGGCGGCGTCGAAGTCGGGTCGAACCTCGAAAACTCGCGCGCGTTCATCATGCCCGCACCGTGTCTGCGCCTCGTTGCGCTCCCCGATGCGGCTGACGGCGGCGTGCTCGCCCAAGCGTGGAGTTTCACCGACTACGGCGACCGCAACTATGTCACCACGTTCGCGTGCGTCGGGCGCGAACAAGTCGCCGGGATGCTCCCGACCCTCACCGCACGCGCGCAGAACCTCACCGGAGAGGCCCCATGAGCTACGTCCTCCCCCCGCAGGCGACGAAGGCCGGTGCTCCCGGCGTCACCGATGACAACACCAAGGGGTACGTCATCGGTTCCGCGATCATCGACACCAGCGTCGCCCCGCGCACGGTCTACATTTGCACGAACGCGGCGACCGGCGCGGCGACGTGGGCGAGCGCGGGCGGGATCTCGTCGCATCCGTCCCTCTCGACGCTCGGATGGTCCGCTTCGGGCCACACCGGCACGACGAACTCGGTAGCGTGCTTCAACAACGCGGGCGCGTCGCAGACCGTGCAGGCAACGCTGGACGGAACGGTGCTGACCTTCTCGGGCGGCACGTTGCAGTTTCTCGCTATGGCGGCGGCGGTTGCGTTCACCAGCGCCCGCGCCGTCGAGCTTGAATACATCGCGTCCGCGATCACCCCCACGACGGACGCCGAAGTGTACGTCGGGAGTTTTGTCTAATGGCCCTTCCTACGCAGAACTGGCGGATGCTTCAGCCCGTTTACGTCGGCGCGACGGGGAGCGCCGTCACGGGCGGCGTCGCGGGCGTCCTCGACGCGATCTACACGATGGGCACGGCGACCACCTACGCGGACGGAACGGCCCGCACCCCCGGCTCCGGCTCGGCGTGGACGTGGTTGCGGGATCAGACGACCTTCGCGACCGGCGCGACGACGGCGTGCTACGCGAGCCCCCCGACGACGACGGCGATCAATCAGCGGATCATCCTCGCCGGGACGACCAACGCGGCGGGTGCAGTCTGGAAGCAGCTTTACGACACGCGCGTAGTCGGCCAACTTTACGGCGGGACCGCGAAGAACACGGGGGCGTATACGTCGTGGAACAACGCGACGACGCCGTTCACCAGCGGCGACTTCACGGGGTTCGCGGGTAGCCTTAGCGGAGCCCTCACCAACACGACCACCTACATCGTCTACATGATCGAGTGTCAGGAAACCGTGGTTGTATGGGCGCAGTCGCTGAACACCATCAACTCGTGCGGCGCGTTCATCATGGGCGCGTACATCGATCCGCTGTCCGCCGACGCGCTGAACGCGGAGAGTGACGGACGCCTCTACGGTGTCGTCGTGTCGGGAAATCAGACGCGCCTACCGGCGGGCTGGCTGAACGTGTCGGCGGGGTCGAACGCGACCCTCTTCGTCAACGACGCGACGAGCAACTACTACCACTCCGTCGTGTTCACGCCGGGGGCGGGTACGGTGCTCGCGGCCAACCGCTTCTTCAACGCCCTGCCCACGACCGACTTCACGTCCCGCAACGGTGATCTGCCGCAGGTTCCCTTGCAGATCGTCACAGGCAACCAGTACCTTGGCCAGCTTCGCCAAATGTTCATCACCCGCGACAGCGCAAGCATGGTCGCGTGGGAAAGCGGCGGCGTTGTGCGCGGCTACCTCCTCGGCGGCATCCTCGGGATCTCCGATGTGCTGCTCCTGACGTACTGACATGGCACTCCCCACCCTCAACTGGAAGCGCCTCGCGCCCGTCGCTATCGGCGCTGCGAACGTCAACTCGATGATGGACGCGCTGTTCACGGCGGGGACTGCGGCCACCTACGCCGACGGGTCCGCGCGCACCCCCGGCAGCGGAAGCGCGTGGACGTGGGCGGTGGACAACACGAACGCTCTCCAGCCGGGGGCGACGACCGCAGCCTACGCTTCGCCGCCGACCGTGACGGCGTTGAATCAGCGGATCATCTGGGGCGGATCGACAGCGATCCCCGCGTCGGCCCCGATGTATTCGGGCGTGCAAGTGGACACCGCCGTCGCGAACGCGCTCTACTGCTCCGTCGCGAAGAACACGGGTGCATATTCCAACTGGAACAGCGCCACGCCGTTCACGTCGGGCCAGTTTCTCGGCTTCGCGCGTGCTGGCGTGCTGATGGCGACAGCGACGTGGACGACGATGACGATGTGGGAATGTCAGGAAGCCGTCGCAGTCCAATGGTCGCGCGTCGCGCCGAACGTGCAGACGAGCATCAACGTCTGCGGCGCGTTCCTCGACCCCGGCGCGACGGCGAACGGCGAGAGTGACGGGCGGCTGTACGGCATCGCGAGCACCGGGAACAACAACTACGCGGCGGCGACGTTTTGGTCTGCGGCGAACGACGCGCTCTTTCAGGACAACGGCGTCGCGAACCACAACCGCTTCGGCATGTTCGTTCCCGGCAGCGCGACGACGGAACGCTACCTTCGCTTCGTGAGCACCGCGCCGACGGCCGCGTTCCTCTCGCGCGACGGCGACATTCCGCTGATCCCGTGGTGGGCCACGAACGCGAACGGGCAGGCTCCGGCGGTGCTGCGGGAGATCCGCCTTTGCCGTGACACCCTCTCCAATCGCACGCTCCAGAACGGCGGCGTCGTGAAGGGCTACACGCTCGGAGCCAACTACATCACGACGGACGCCGATACTTGCGTCCTTCTCGCGTAAGAGACGACCCCCATGAACTTCCCCGATCAAGTCCAGCGTGCCTATGACAACTGCCCCGGCACCGTTCGCATGGAAGTCTACGCGACGGAAGCCGCGACGCTCACGCCCGACGTGCCCTGCGCGTGGACAACGATCCCCGACGCGGTGATCCTCTGCTTCGACGCGGACGGCGTGAACCTCGGAGCCTACGCCGTCGAGGGGTAGCTACGGCGCGGGGGCCTGCGCGGCGGGGGTAGACTGCGCCGTGACGCCGAACCCCTTGAAGTAAATCCCGACGCCCGCGAGCCCCGCGAGTACGAGGAACGCGAGCACGAACGTCGCCATCAACACGTTGAGGTGACGCCGCAGTTCGCTCCGCATCGTCGCCATGTTCCCGTCGAGCCGGTCGCCCAGCTTGTCCAACGCCGCGACGAACGCATCCGTCTGCACGGTGCGCTCGCGTTGCGCTTCGTGACGCATCTCGCGCATCTCCTTCAGCCACGCCATCGCGGAGATCCCGTCGTCCGCCGGGGGCGGCGGGACCGGAGCCGTGACGAACGGCGAAGACGAAGCAGACGGAAGGGCGACTACGTTCACGTCGGGCGGCATGGCCTATGCGTACCACGTCGCATCCGCGCCGTGGCTACTCGTCCAGATCGTCGGCGTCCATCGAAGCGAGCACGGCCAGAAACTCTTCGCGCACCAGCGCCGCGAGGATGGTGGCGACTTCTTCGTCGCGCGTCCCGTCCCCCAGCAAGTCTTCCAGATCGCGCACCGGCATCGCAACACGGAGCGTGAACGTGCGCGTGTTCGCTTCGGCCGTGACGGTTGCCGCGTCTTTGATCTGCTCGCGGAGCGTCATGCCTTCGCGGAGCGACTGTGCGGCCCCCTGAAGGAAGTCCCACACCGATCCCATGAAGCCTCCAACGGGCCGGGGCGGCTCGGCCTTGCCGCTCGGACGGAACCCGCCCGATGGCCGGGGGGGATGCGGTGGGAACCCGAACGCGCCTTCTGCGGCCGGAGACGGGTAGGGCGACGGGGGCGGTGGCGGTGGGGGCGGCGGCGCAGCGTTCAGCAGCGGGATGATCTGCGGGTAGCGCGCCGTGAACTTCGCGAGCACGTTGCGCGCGGCGGTGCGCTCCCCTTCGGTCGCACCCCCTTCGGCCAACGCTTTCAGCTTGCGCGCCTTGTCCAGTGCTTCGGCGTCGGTCATCACAGCCCCTTCAGCTTGTCCACGGTACGCGCGAGGTCGTCGGTGGACGGGTGGAGGTAACGCATCGTCGTCGCGACAGCCTCGTGCCCCAGCAGGGCTTGTAGCGAGCGCACGTCCACCCCTTCGGCCAGCAGCGAGGTCGCGTAGGTGTGCCGCAGAACGTGGGGCGAGAGGTCCGCGATCCCGTGCTCATCGCGGAGGATGCGCGTCACGCGGCGCACGGCGGCGTCGGTGATCGGCCCGCCGCGACCGGGAAACAGGTAGTCCACGCCCGCCCCGTCACTCGCGAGATAGTCGCGGAGCAGCGTCGTGCCCGCCGCGCCCAGCGGCACGACGCGCGGCTTGTCGCCCTTGCCTCGGATGCGGAGCACGAGCCGATCTCCGCGCTCGGTGATCTCTTCGCGGCGAAGGTTGCACGCTTCGGAGATCCGCAGCCCCGTGCGCGGAAGCAGCAGCAGGATCGTGCGGATCGGCTCGCGCGCCTCTTCTTCGACGGCCTCGTAGTAGGCCGTCAGGTCTTCGGGGGAGAGGGCTTCGCGCGTCGCGCCCTTGCGGCCTCGGATGCGCGGCAGGGCGGCGCGCACTTCGGCTTCGCTCATGCCCTCGCTCTCCATGCGGTGCCGCACGGCGGCACGGGCAGGGGCCAACGTGCCCATCGGGCGGCGCTCCGCGACGAGCCCCTTCAGCCAGCCGACGGGGTCGTCGCCCGCTTGGGCGGCGAGGTGTTGGTACGTCTTCCGCGTGTTGGGGAGCAGCCCTCGCTCCGCAAGGTGCCGGTCGAAGCTCATCGGTGAAGGTGTCCCGGTCGCGGGTGCTTGCCGGGGGCGAGCGTCTGCACGTCGCGCCCGTCGTAGTTGATCCGGTCGCCCCACATCGCTTCCGCCAGTGCGTCGGCGGCGCGCTCGGAATGGTCCGCGTGCCCGCAGAAAAGCAGCACGGCGTGGGCGAGTTCGTGGCGCAGCAGCGCGTGAATCACGGCGTCGGGCTCGCGCTCGATCTTCGGAGCCACGACGATCTTCGCGTCGCGTGGCCCGACGAGCCCGCACATCGCGAAGTTGCGCTCGTTGGGAAAGTCGGCGGACGGGCCGCGCGAAAGGCGACACCGCAGCCCCGGCGCGTGGGGCGCGATGTCGCCTACGAGGTCATGGAAGATGGTGCGGGTACGCTTCACCCGCTCCTTATAACTACTTGGCCTCTGCGACAGCGTCGAAGCGGCCGTCCATCGGCGCGTCGTCGCCATCGGGCGATCCACCCAGCGTCACACCGTCGGCCTTCTTCGCCTTCGGGGCCTTCGGCGGCGACAGGTCGATCACCGTCCAGCCCTTCGGAGCGCGGCCCGCCGGATGCACAGGGGAGCACAGGATCACTTGCCCCGGCGCGTTGCTCATGCCCCGCAGCACCGCCGCCAGCGTCTCGGGGTCGAACGCGCGATCCTCGGGCGTGAGCACCGACAGGTTCGCTTCGTCGTCGCTCGTGACCGCAGCGGCGAGCGCCAGCGTGAGCCGCGCCCACTCGGCACCGGACAGCGCCGTGTGAAGCACGCCGTCGCGGGTGAAGCCAAACTGGCACACGTCCTTGCCGTTCGTCGTCAGGACGAGATCGAAGGCGTCCTCGACGGGCAGGTACGACTGCACCTTTACGACGAAGTCCACGCGCGCACGCTCCAGCACACGGCCGATGGCGTCCTCGATTGCGTCGGAGAGGTCGGCGTAGAGCCGCGCGCGGCCCTTCGCGTCGCGGGCGCGGGCCTGCGCCGCCCGAACGTCTTCCCACTTCGCGCGGGTGCCCTCCAGCGCCCGCACGATCTCCTCCGCTTCGCGCAGCCGCGCCGCCACGTCCTCGACAGGGACCGCATCGTCGCCCGCCGTGCTCATCGCCGTCTCGGCAGCGCGGAAGGACGCGACGGCGTCCTGCGCTTCGCGCAGCGCGTCGCCCAGCACCCGCTGCACGCGCTCGTGCTCGGCCTGCACCTGCATCGTCTCCACGTCCACGCGCGCGGCGTTCGTCAGGGCTTCGGCGCGCGTGAGCATCTTCGTGTGCGCGCCGTGGGGGACGACGTTCTGGCAGACGAGACAGTCTGCCGCGTGGTGCTGCGCCGTGAACGTCAGGACGCGGGTGAGCGCGTCACGGGTGCGCGCCACTTCGGCGTTGACCGACGGGGCACCGGACAGCTTCGCCTCCAGCGCCGCCGCCTGCTCGCTCAGGCGAGCGTAGGTGGCGATCTTCGTCTCGGCGGCGACGCGGAGCCGGGGCAGATCGTAGACGTGGCGGGGCTTCATCGTTCCGGCGAGCGCGACCGCAGCCTCACGCACGCGACGGCGGGCGACTTCGATCTCGGCGTCGTTGGGCTCGACAGCGAGCGATGCCCCCGTCTGCTCGGCCAGCGCCGTTGCGGCCTTCGCGTCGGCCCCGGCGTTGCGCGCCTGCTTCCCGGCGGCTTCGCGGGCGTCCAGCAGCGTCTGCGCGGGCGAGCCGAACAGCGGGCGGCAGAGGTCGGAGTACGCGGCGCGGAGGTCTTCGGGGAAGAGGTTCAGGATCGTGTCTTCCGACACCGTCGCACCGATGCGACCGACGAGCCACGCGCGCACCGTCGCCGGGGAGCCCGCGAGGGCTTCGCGGACTTGCCGCACGGGGAACGACGGCTTCACGTCGGTGGGCAGCGTGCTCGTTGCTTCGCGCGCCCCGCCGGTCTTCGTGTTGCGTTCGCATTCCCAGCGGGCCGTGCGCCCGTCGGAGAGGGTGACTTCGGCCCACAGCGCCGCGTCATTCGCGGGGGCGAGCGCCAGCAGATCGATGCCCTTTGCGACTTCGGCGCGGCCGACCACATCGGACGCGCGCCCCGTGAGGGCGAGTTCGACGCCGTTGACGATGCTCGACTTGCCGATCCCGTTGGGGCCGACGATCAGCGTGAGACGGCCCAGTTCCGTCTTCGCGCCCTTCTTCACGTTGCTCTTCACAGACTTGACGTACACGGTAGGTGCCTCCTTGCGTGTGTTGGGGGGAACAGAAGTAATAGTCACAGCCTTGCCAGCCGTCAACGATGCGACGGCCTCGGCATGGCGCGCGGCGTCGATCTCCGCGCCGACGTAGCGACGCCCGACGGCGATGCACGCGCGAGCGGCGGGAGCCATGCCCGCGTAAAGATCGAGCACGAGATCGCCGGGGTCACTGAGGGCGTCGAAGACTTGCCCCAGCCACGCATCGGGCTTCTCACTATGCCGCGTGCGCGGCCCGACGTAGGTGTTCCGCAGGTTCCGCAGCCGGGGGCGCGGCTTCCCCTTCGCGTAGAGCAGGACGGGCTCGCTATCCCCGCGCCAGTGCAGCCCGATGCCGATGCCGCCCGTCTTCGCCCACACACCCCCGGAGAGATAACGCCACCGCATGTTCCCTTCGGCGGCGGCGAGCCACAGCGCAAGGTGCGGCCACGTCGTCCACAGGAACAGATAGGCGTCGTCCGCAGCGGCGTCGAAGGCGGCGTCAAGGTGCGCGAGGATCGGCGCGTAGGTGAGCACCCCGTAGGGCAGTTCGCTCTTCGTCCCATCGCCCCGGCAGATCGCGCGGTTGCCGTAACTCCACGGGGGGTCAGCGTGGACGATGCGCGCCCCGCGCACGTCGGAGAGCAGGGCGGCGACATCGACGCAACGGAGGTCTACGCTGGGGTACTGTTCTCGGCGTCCTTCGTCAGCAACGCTTCCAACGTCCGCAGGGCTTCCTCGTCCGACGGGCGCTGCGGCTTCGCTTCGCCCTTCGCCCAGCGGTAGATCGTCCGCCAACTCACCCGACCGTCGAGCAGATCCGCAATCTGCATCGCGGAGTAGCCCCGATCCATCAGCGCAGACACGATCTGCTGCGCCTTCGGAAGTGTCGGTTGATCCGTCATGGTCGTACTCCTTCGCCACGGTTTAGCCTCCCCGTTGCCGTGCGTCAACTTTCCGCCTATGACGTAGGGGGATCTGTGACAAGTACCCAACCCGCCTTCCACGATTCGGGGTCTTCCTGCACGATGCCCGTGACGCGGTAGACCTCGCCGTCGCGGCGGACGTGGAACACCGGCTTCGTCATGCGAAGCGCGGCGTCCACGATCTGCGCCGTCGCCTTGCCCACGACAGTGTGCGGGCAGACGAAAGCGTCGAAGCGGTGCCGCCCGTTGATGTCCCGGCCCGTCGCCACGTCCTGCGCCCAGCCGTTCCACCCGCCGCAGCGATGGAAGTTCTCGGCCCAATCCTCGACGCCGTCCACGAGGGTGACGTTGGGCACGACGGCCGTGACTGCCGCGCGCCACTCCGCGATCCGCAGCGGATCGTCGCCCTTCGCCGTTGCCAGAAAGACCCGCTTCATCCGACCTCCTTCCACGTCAGCCCTACGTCCGCCGTGGCCGTGAAGCCCACTCCCGGCAGCGAAGGGTCAGTTTGGTTCATGGCTTCTTCGATGATCCGCTGTACGCGCCACGGGGTGCTCCCCTCGGGCACGGTCCACTTCTTCGTCTCGGGGTCGTAGCTACACCCGTCCTGCGGGCACTCCACGACGAGCGCGTCGTGCGTCTGTGTGATGAGCCCCGTCCCCGGTCCCCACTTGTGGAGCGGGATCTGATCCGCGATCTGGATCATCGCGCGGTTGATCAGCGAGGACGCCGCGCCTTGGATCGGGAAGTTCACGATCTCGTTGAGCGATTCGCCGTCGAGGCAGTCCCGGCGACGGCCCATCACGGGCTCCGCGATGTAGCCATTCGCTCGGAAGAACGCGACTTCTTGGTCCCAGCCGCGCGCAAACTCCTTCGCTCCCTCCAGCCACGCTTGGTGCATGAGCCGCACTTCGCGCAGCGACAGGCCCAAGTAGACCAGTTCGCCGTGCTCGTCTTCGGTCAACTGGAGCAGCCGGAGCACCGTGTCGGGAGCGCCGCCGTACTGCGACGCATACTGCACCATCTTCGCGAGGTTCCGCATCCGGTAGGCGTCCTCGGCCCACTTGCCCGTCGGCTGGAAGAGGAACGGGATCCGCCGGTCGCCGGGGCGCGGGATGCGGTTTCCTTCGGGAAAGCCCTTCGACGCGGCGAAGCGGTCCCCGAACACCGCCATCGCGGTCATGCTGTGCGGGTCCGCGCCCGCCGCGAAGGCGTCGAGATACAGCTTGCACTGCCAGCGCGCGGCGGCGATCCGCAGTTCAAGCTGATCGGCGTCCGCGCCGACGAGGACGTGCCCCGGCTGCGCCACGACGAGCGAGCGGAGCCCCTTCGGGAAGTTCTGCGCGTTGATCGGCTTGCTGGACGACAGGCGTCCCGACACCGTGACGTGCGCGTTGTAGCCGGGGCGCATCCGCCCGTCGGCCCACACGATCCCCCGCTTGACGTAGCCGCGCTTCTCGCGCTCTTCGCGCTCGGCGTCACTCTCGTCTTCGTCCCAGCCGACGCCGTCGGCGGCGTCCGTCATGGGCCGCAGCTTGACGATGTACGTCCCCAACTCCTTCTGCGCGCTTCGGTAGTTCCGCAGCGTCTTCAGAAACGCCCGCTGCTGCTCCGTGAGGTTGGGGATCATCAAGCATCCCCGGATCACGTTGTCATCCGTCGAGGGGTCGCCGCTGCCGGTGAAGCGCAGTTCGTCGTCAATCGGCGGTTCCAGCTTCCACGACCCGAACAGCAAGCGCCGGAGCGCGTGCGTCGATCCGGGGTTCAGGTCGGGCACGCCGGATGCGTCCCGCAGCGACGTGCGAAGGTCGAGCACTTCGCGCAGCTTGGACTTCTCCTTCGCGGCGCGGGCCGTCTGATCGACGTACATGCCGACGGTGTGCATATCGGCGCAGATCCGCTGGATCCGATGGTCGCAGGCGATCAGATGATCTTGGGCGCGGACCTTCGTTGCGTCGTAGAGCGCGGGCATGACGCGCGCCGTCACGGCTACGTCGAGGGCGCAGTAGTGGTGCAGTTCTTCGTCCGTCTCACTGTCGAACGCGAGTTTGCGGCCTTCGCGGTCGGTTTTCCATGCGTGAATGTCGGTGTAAACGCTGCCGACGAACGCGAGGTTGTGGGGCAGTTCGCTTTCCACGAGCCGGTGAAGCAGGATCGTGTCGAGCGTCGGCATCGGGTCGATGCCGTACTGCGACCGGACCACCATGCGGTCGTAGCTTCCGGCGTTGTGTCCGACCTTCACCACCTGCGGGTGCGCGAAGAAGGCCCGCAGCACGTCGTGGATCTGCGCTTCCTCGCTCGGCGTGTAGAAGCGGCTCGCGCCGTCCTTCGCCAGAAGCCCAACAAGGTGGACTTCGTCGGCGTCCCCGATGCCGATGCACCGGACGTTCGCGGACAAGGGCTCGATCCCGTCCGTCTCGTAGTCGTAGGCGAGCACTGCGCCGGGGCGCAAAATGAACGCCGCCAACTGCTCGGGCGACGGCTGATAGACGATGCGGGGCTCGCGCCACGCGAGCACGCCCCGGAACCAGCGCGCGGCGCGGCTCACGTCGGTGCGGAAAGGGACAGTCCACTTCGGGGACCGCTGGACGAAGCCGGGAGACAGCGTCGGCATCAGCTTGACGACGCCGCCCGTGTTCGCTTCGCTCGCCTCCACGCCGACGACGCGGAGCGTGTTCGCGGCGGGGTCGTAGTGCAGCCGCCCCAGCATCATCCCGCCGCGTAGGTCGAGGATCGACGCGCCTGCGCCCGTCACCCCCTTCGTGGCGACGCTGCCCATCGTGATGATGCGGTCGAAGCGCGCCAACTCCGCAGCCAGCCGGGGGCGGCAGCAGTCGATAGGCGACGGTTCGAGCGGGAGCGCCGGATAGCCGTCCTTCGCCCGCTGTACGTTCTCCCGCTTCTTCTCGGCGTTGCGGCTCTGGATCTGCGCCAGCAGCCGCTTCATATCGCTGCCGGGGGGCTGGCACGCGACCGTCGTCGTCCAGTAGGCATCGCCCCGCTTGATGCCCGCCGCCGTCAAGGCACGGGTCGCTTCGTTCGCGGCGGGGCCGACGAATGGACGCCCTTCGCGGACTTCGGTGTCGCCGGGGAAGTCGCCCACAATGGCGACGGACGCGCCGGGGTTGTCTTCGGCGGGCACGGGGCCACCCGCCCGACACGTCGCCAACGGGCACACGTCGCAGCGTGCGCCACGGTCACGGGGGTCGCTCACGGCAGCGTCCGCAGGTAGTCGCAGTCATCCCCGGTCGCGACGACGCGCGCGTAGGCCCGCACGTCGTCTTCGTAGCGCCGCTCGGCCAAGTAGGCTTCGTAGTGCGCGATGTCCTCGTCGGTGACGGCGTCGAGTTCGTCGGCGCGGACGAGGATCGCGTAGCGCACTTCGGCTCCGCTCTCGCGTCGAAGCACGAGCGTGATGTGCGCGGCGTCAGGGGAGTAGTACCGCACCGCGCTGATCAGCGCGCGATGCACGGGCTCGCGATGATCGTCCAGCTTGCGGGCTGCGACGACGAACGCGCGACGGACGACGTTCGCGTGGGCTTCGTAGGCGGCGCGGTACATGCTCACTCCTCGCCTTCGTCTTCGGCGTCGGCGTCGTCCAGATAGTCCAGCACGCGATCCGCGTGGTCGAGCGCATCGCTGATGCGATCCACGGTGCGGCGCACGGCTTCGGCGCGGACGGTGCCGGTGAAGTCGGGCACGTCCGCGACAGCGCGTGCGTCGCGGATCGCGGCGCTCAGGTCGCGCAGCGCGTGAATGAGGTCGGCAGTGGTGTAGACGGGCGAACGGGACACGGGTGCTCCGGGGGGTAGGGGGCAGAAGCGGAAGGGGGGCGAGCGATGCCGCCCGCCCCCCAGCGTTGTCAGCGTTGGATCGTCGTGACTACGACGCGCCGAGCGCCTTCAGCAGATCGGTCGCCGCCGTGCCGGTCTTCACCGCGCCGCCGCCGAGCGCCGAGCCACCGAGCCCGCCGCCCATGCCCATGCCGCCCGCCGGGGTCGTCACGGTCGCGCCCATGCCGCCGCCGAGCCCGCCACCCGCCGGGGTCGTCACCTTCGCGCCGCCGAGCGCCGCACCGCCGCCCACGCCGACCGCGCCCTCCGCGCGCTTGCCCTGTTCCCACGCCGCCGGGGAGAGGAAGCGGAGATTGTCGCGCTGGCCCGCGTCCTTGTCGCCCGCCGTGTAGTGGACGGTGACTTCGCGGCCGATGAAGAGCGCCGGGGACGCGGAGATCGTGCCCGCCTCGATCTGCGCCGGGGTGTAGCCCGCCGCCTCGAAGCACGCGCGCCAGTAGTAGCGCACGTTGTCGTCGGCGGACTGCGGGATGCCGAGCCACGTCGTGCGGACGATGCCCGCGTACTCGGCGTCGGTGATCTCGACCTTGAAGGCCACCTGCGGGCGACCCGTGGACGCCGTGGTGCCGTCGGCCTCCACGATCTTGCCCTTGTAGAAGCCCGTGGGGAGGTTGCGGGCACCAGCGCCAGCGGGCGCGACGCCCGCGAGATTCACGTTGAAGTTCCACTCAGCCATTGTAGTTGCCTCCGATTGCACTCATTGATCCGGCGCTTACGCCCGCCGGGGAAAGCGTGAGGGCGAACCGCGCCCCCTCGGAAGTTAGAAGAAGGTCGCCCAGCGGGTCGCCTTCGCGCGCGTCAGCGTGGCACGGTCCCACGCATCGCGGATCGTCCATCGGGCGTGCCGGGGATCGATGCCCTTCGCCGTGAGGTCGGCGTAGAACGCCTCCAAGATCGGCGCGTCCTGCTCCGGCGTGCCGCCCAGCAGCTTCGCCGCGACACCCGCGACGACTTCCTCCTGCCACGGCAAGGTCGGAAGGCGGCTGATGGTGTAGCCGTTGAGCCGCAGGATCTCGCCAAGGTTCAGGGGCGCGGGGCTCGGCGTCCCGGCGTCGCGATCCTTGCCCGTCCACTCGATCCCGCCGTCGCAGCGGTAGACCGCGCCCCACGGCTTGCGGGCCGCGTCGAACGTGGCGCGCAGCACGAGATCGGCCATCGCCGGAAGCTGCTCGGGGAGATCCCCACTCAGCTTCGGCCCGCCGCGTACCCGCGTCCCGTCGGGCTTCGTCATCGGGGACTGTTCCCAGCAGTTGATGACGACGTGGATCCCGGCGTAGCGAGCGGCGGCGCGGAAGTCCAGAACGTATTCCCGCAGCTTGCCCCACAGCTTGTAGCCGCTGAACTTGTTCTCCAACGTCGCGAACGTGTGCTCCGCGAGAAACGAGAAATCATCCACGACGATGGCGTCAACGGTCTTCGTCTTCGCCGCCGCCTCGATGGCTTTGGTGGCCGCGTCGATGGTGTTGCAGTCGTAGACCTTCGGCGTGAAGCCGCAGAGCGACGGGAGCGGCTTCAGCGCGCCGGGGGCCGCGAGGAAGAGCGCGTTGGGGAAAGAGTAGCCTTGATCGGTCGTTTTACCGACGCCGCTGCGACCGTAGGTCACAACGAACGCAGGCCCGCCGGGGGCGGCGGCGTTCTTGGGGTTGCTCACGTTGCCTCCGTGATGCTTTCCATGTAGTACCCGCTTTGCCACCTGTCAACGCGGGTCGGTGATTTTCTACTCGCTCGCCTCGGGGGGCGTCGCCCATTCGCACTGCGCGTACATCGGGCACGCGCCGTAGCGGGTCCAGCAGGTGTGCTCCGACGGGTGCGCGGGCCACTCGCTCGGCGCAAGATTGCGGGCCTCGATCTCTTGGATCCGTCGCCACGCTTCCTTGATCGCCTCGGGGAACTTCCGAAGCTGCCCCGGCACCGGAGCAAGCTGCGGGCGGGCGAACGTGATCTCCTTCGCGTCGGTTTGCAGCAGGTTGCAGATGACGCCGCCGAACTGCTCCCCGAACGCCAGCCGACCGGCCCAGCGGTAGGCGAGGAACTGCCCGCTCATCGCGTACCAGCGGGGGTGCGACGTGGTGATGCGCCCCGTGGTTTTGTGATCCACGAAGTAGACGCGCCCGTCCTTCCCGCGCCACACGAGGTCCACGCGCATCGTCACGGGCGCACCGTCGAAGTCGAGCGCGAAGACCTCCTCGACGTGCAGGATCTCGGGGCGCTCGGCGGCGTAGCGGGTCAGGTAGCCGCGCACGATGTCGCGGGCGAGCCCCGCGAACTCACGCCACGCGGGGCCGTTCTTCTTGTCCGCGAGCGCGGTGACGGCGTCCAGCGGCTCGTAGAGCACGCCGGGGTCGCGGCCCTGCTGCTCTTCGCGCATCCGCGCGTAGTAGTGCGCGAGCCCGACGTGAACCATCGAGCCCAGCGCGAGCGCACGGCCACTCTCGGAATCGTCGGGGCGGTGGCCCTTGTGGGAATATGCGTACAGTTGCGGACACCGCATGAACGTCTCATAGCGGTGCCAGCCGAACGGGGATGGTCCCGTGTCCAGCAGAAGGGGGGTCATGTAGTTGCCTCGGGCGTACACTAAGCGCGCCCCTGAGCCTCGGCCAGCAAAAGCGCGACCCCCCGGCCAGAAGTTGGCCGGGGGGTCAGGAAGTGCGCGGGATCGCTCTACAACGACAGAGTTGCGGTGACGACGATGCGGCGTGTCATCGCGACGGTGCCGTCGGCGGCGACCTCCACGCGCTCGACGCCTTCGGCGCGCATCGCGTCGAGCAGCAGGCGCAGCGCGGTGACGGTGTCGGGCAGGCTGGACGTGTCGGGCGGCGCGGGCGGCGCGGCCGGGACGGGGGCGACTTCGGGCGTGGGCGGCGGGACGACGACGAGCGCCGGGGCGGGCGGGACGACGCGCACGGGCAGCGCGATGGCAGGCGCGGCGGGGACCGGGATCTTCGCGGCGGGCGGCGGGGGCGGCGTGTGCGCCTTCGGCGGGCGCGTCGGCCCTACGTCGTCGGTCACGGCCGGGATGCCCAGCGCGTTGCAGACGGCCTCGTAGCGGTCGCGGTTGCCGATGCGCGCGGGGCCGGAGCCCTGCGCGGCGACGATGCCCAGCGTGCGGCGGACGACGGCGAGCACCGGCCACAGCTTCGTCGCGGGGACGACGTGCAGCACGTCAGCGGCGACCGTCGCCGTCATCCACGGGTCGGCGGCGAGCAGCCGGAGCGCGGCGGCGTAGACTTCGCGGGACGCCTCGGACAGCGTCTCAAAGCCCGCGTCGTGATGCACGACGCTTGCGGCCGGGGGGATCGGGGACAGCTTCATGGCAGGTTCCTTCGGGGTCGGGATCGGGGGGAAGCCCTGCTTCGTCAGCAGGGGCGTGAGCGCGGACTTGCGGTGCGACCCGCAGACGAGCGGAACGCCAGCTTCGCGGGCGCGTTCCATCGCAGGCTTCGACAGCTTGTGCGAACAGTTGTCCGTTGCGACGATGACCGCGCCGCAACCGGCGGGAATGGACGCTTGAAGCTGCGACACCGTCGGCCACCACCATTCGACGCGCATCCCATGCGCGGCGAGCGTGCTTTCGATCTGTTCGCGCCAGCGCGCGTTGCTGCCGACGAGCAGGACGGGGATCACGCCTCACCCCCAGCGTCAGCGGCGTCGCACTCGTCGCACTCCACGCCCCACGGGAGCGCGATGTCGTCCGCGATGATGCCTTCGACCGTCTCGCGCATCCGTTCCGCGAGCGCGTCCATGCACGCGAGCATGTAGCGGCGGGCCTCGCTGCGCGGCGTGCCGACGGGCATGTGCGCGGCCCACAGCGCCGTCTGCGATTCGAGCAGATCGTAGGCGGCGACCATGCCGCCGTCGTCGTGCATCACGTCCGCGTAGGTGGCGGCGTCCTCGGAGTAGTCCGCGAGCGGCGGCATCGACCACCCGTCGCGACCGTCCAGCGCGGCGGCGTGCTCGGAGCCCCCGACGGGGACGGCGACGTTGCGCGGGAGCCCGTTGAACACCTGCACGACGGCGATGTAGTCGCCGCGCTCGATCAGCTTCGCGACCTTGCGGCTCGGCAGGCGGCGGATCATGCGATCCCCACGGCGCGCGGGCGGCGCGCGTCGGCGGCTTCGATTGCGTCCGCGAGCACGCGGAGCCCATCGGCCAGCGTGCGGCGGGTGATGACGTGCCCCGCGTAGCCGGGGATCGCGGCGAACACGGTCACGCCGTGGTCGTTGTAGGTGACGGTCACTGCCCCTTCGGGCCATGCGCGCTTCATCAGTGCCCCCTCCTGCGGGGCACATTCATCATAGCGCGGCGTTGTCACCCGTCAAGCAGCGTCAACACTTTCACGCGCCACGTCGCGCGTTAGAGAGGGCGGGACAGGTCGGCAAAACTAAGACGGGCGGGGCTTTCGCCCCGCCCGTCACCCTTTTCCCTTCCGAACGACAACACAGCCCGTCGGCCGAACCCCGACGAGATCAGTCTACCGCACGCGGCGCATGTAGGCCAGCGTGAGCGCCAGCGATGCGTCGTGGCGCTTCGCGTGAACGGTCAGGTCTTCGTCAGGGGTCATGGCGACCCACTCTCCCGTCGATAGCTTGCCGGTCACGCCGATGACGGCCCCCTCCTTCGTGCGCCACTTTTTGATCGTGCCGTCCACGATGTCGGGCATCGGGGCGTCGGGCGCGTCGTCGGGGGGTCCAAGCTGCGGGGGAAGTTTCAGTGCTGCGGCCATCGTTGCCTCCTATGGCGGGGGCAACCTATGCACCGTGACAGGTGGCAGCAAGGGCCTATGACGCTTCGCGGCGGTGCGCGACGCAGCGACACCCGCGCCCGTTGAGCAGATGCCCGTGCGCGGCGCGGTGCATCGTCGCCTCGGGCGCACCCGCCGCGAGCAGCGCCGGAAGGTCGGCGTGGTCGTCGTAGACGTGAATGTCGCGCTCGCCGTCGTCCAGCATCGCGCGTACCAACCGGACCTTCACTTCGGGGATCCGCTCGCCCGCGCGCCGGAAGTGCGGCACCGGGATCGCACCTTCGAGCCGCGCGACGGCGGCACCGATCTCGGGGTCGTCCCGGTAGGCTTCGACCCACGCCTCCACGGCTTCGGGCACGCGCCCGCTGAACAGGACGTGCCGCCCCGGCGTGCGGAGCAGCGTCGCCCACATCGTCGGGAAGGGCCGCGTCTCCAGCGCGGCGAGCGTCGATAGCTTCGGATCCTGCCACCAATCGCGGTAGGCGATCTCGGGGTGCGCCTTCGACAGTCGCTCGATCACGTCGTCCGACGCCGCCAGCGTGTCGTCAAAGTCCCACAGGTTCAGTCTCATGGCTCAGTCCTCATTTCCCACGCGGCCTTCGACCACACCCAGCCGCTCCACGCCGCGATGGCGATCCCCGCCGCTTGCGTTGCGTACCCCAGCGCCTTCTCGTCCTTCTTCCGCAGACGGTGGCCCGCGTAGACGATGAGCGGCGCGCAGAGGAGGAACGCGGCGAGCCGGAGCGGCTGCACCTGCTGCTTCTCGACCTCGTAGGACACGCACAGATAGGGCTTGCCGCCCACGCGGGTCTTCGTGACCGCTCCCGCGTCGGGGAGCCGCTGACCGGTGATGCCGGGGTAGCCGTAGGGGTACTGCATGGCGACGGTCTATCGTGAGGGTGGCCCTCGAAGCCGCTGCGCGTGGCCCTCGGCGTCGGGCATAGGTGAAGCGTTGCCCCGTCCCCGCGACTACCACGAGGGCATGGCGGACTGCACGACATCGCTGGATGCCGCAGTACCGTGCTCAGTTGAGCCGGGGGCCGTGATCCATTTCACGTTCGATGCTCCTGTTCGGCCCGACGTTCGGCCCCCGGCTCTTTCCTCCCCGGAGATACACCGCATGGAACCCACCGCGCCCGAAGCCCCAGAGGCTCCCGCTGTCGTGGCCGAAGCGCCCGCCGCGCCCGAAGCCCCTGCCGCGCCCGAAGCCCCCGTGACGGCGACCACTGCCCCCGCCGACGCCGTGACCGGCAGCGATCTCGCTGCGCTGGTGCAGTCCACGGGCGGTAACAGCGGGCTCACCGTCGTCCTCGCCGTGCTCGCCGTGGTCGGTGGCGCAGCGGGCTGGAAGTTTTGGACGCAGTACAGCGAGCAGAAGCACGAGCAGGCGATGACGCGCATGAAGCTGGACCGCGAGACGGCGGGCCTCGGCGGCGCGCAGCCCCCGCCGTGCGCCGTGAAGCAGGCCGAAGTGGACGCGAAGCTGGCCGACCTGTCGGCGCGGCTCGACGCCGTCGCGAAGAAGACCGGCACGTTGGACGCCGACTTTGACGGCGCGGACGTGGAGCGTCGTGTGAAGAAGCTGGAGAAGGCCGTGAAGGCGCTGAGCGAGGGCAACTGATGGACCCCGTCGAAAATACCCCCGTCGAAGAGGTCGCCCCTGTCGCGACGGATGCTGTGAACGAAGATGCCGGTGCGCCCGTCGCGGAGCCCGTCGCGGAGCCTGCCGCCGTCGAAGCGGCCCCCACCGTGTCCGCCGCTCCCGCCGTCACGCCGCCGCACCTGTCGCTCTACGATTCGACCGGCACCACGCTGCTTGCTGTCGCGCTGGGCATCGGCATCGTCGCGGGGATCCAGCTTGTCGTACAGCGGATCTTTTCGCGCGAGCGCAACGAGCACCGCGCGCTCACGCAGTTCGTCACCGCGATGGTGGCGGCGATGGTGGGCGTCTACGTCTCCGATATGCTGATCGCCGGTCCCAACGTAGAGTTGCTCGCGGAGAGCGAACGTACCGCTATCCTCGGCTTCGTGAAGGACACGGCACTGATGATCTTCGCGTTCTACTTCGGCACGAAGAGTGCCGGGAAGGAGGAGTAATGGCCGTTGTTCCTCTCGTTTCTGTGGACCCGTCCATCGCGTCGTCCTATGACCGCGCCGGGAAGACGGGCGGACCCCGCGCCAACCTCACGGCGCTCGCGCGGCTCGGGAAGGCTGGCATCTGCACCGCCGACACCGCTGCTGCGCTGCTCGCCCTGTCGAACGCCGTGGCGGCGCGCGGCGGCGACTTCCGCGTGACCGAGTTGCACCGCGACGTGGCGGTCCAGAAGGCCGCTCGCGCGAAGTACGACCGCTGGGTTGCCGCTGGGAAGCCGAAGCCGGGGACGGCGGGCTTCGACGCCGCGACCATGAAGGCGGCGTTCGTCGCCGCCCCCGGCCGCTCGGGGCACAACGCGGGCCGCAGCATCGACGTTCACCTCGGTGCGCTCGCGTTCCCCGGCGTCCCGGCGGACAAGCAGCTTGACGTACTGTGGGAATGTGCCCGTCCGCTCGGCTGGGAACCGATCATCAAGTCCGCCGACGAATCGGCCTCCGAAGCATGGCACTTCGACTTCGTCGGGGATCTCGCCGGGGTGAAGGCCCGCTTGGGGTACGAACAGTGGGCGCTCTGCGGTGCGATCCTCGTGGGCCACGGCGATCTGAGCAGCCACGCGGCGCAGCTTCAAGCCCTGCTGGTGCGCGCGGGCCACGACATCGGCAAGATCGACGGGGCGGCGGGCGCGAAGACGTTCGCGGCGCTCGCGACGGCGCTCGGCGTGACCGTGGACGCGGCGAAGGCCGTCGTGGCGAACGGCGACGCCAGCGTCTACGCGCGTCTCTACGCGCTCCCGGCGAAGTGATGCTCGGGGCGTTGCTGCTTGCGGCCTCGCCCACGCTGGTGGACTGCGGCATCGTCCCCGGCGACCGCTGGTGGATCGTCAGGGGTGGATTGCTGGTGAGCGACGACGGCACGCGCGCCGTGGACGCGGCGACGTGCGTCATCCCCGTCGGCGTCACGTTGGGTCTGCGCGTCGAGGAGCGTCCCGGCCCCAGCGTCGTGCTGCGCGTCGTCCCGCCGTGCGGCGATGCGACGTGGCAGGAGGCGCAGACGGTGCGGGCGCTGGACTACCTCGCGGAGCGCGGCGTCGCGCGGGACGCCGTCGAGATCCGCATCGAAGCGTGCGGCCCCGTCCCCGACATCAGCGCGGAGGTCGTGCGCCCGCCATGAGGTCGGCTATCTCTTCACCTTCGGGACAGCCGACGTAGAACGTCGTGCGGAACACCGTCCCGCCGGAGAGGATCGCAGCGTGGTGCGCGACGCACTTGGCGCACGCGGCGACGTGAGCGTCGAGCCGTGCCCGCAGCGGCAGCGACTGCTGCCACGGGAAGAGCACTGCCCCGTCATCCCGGTGGGCGCTCGGAATGTAGAGCAGCGTCGGCATCACTGCGCGGCCCGCCGGATCAGCGCGCGGATCGCGGCGACGCGGTCGCCCTTGTAGCGGTCGCGGGGTGCTTCATCGATCAGCCCCAGCGCGGCATCGATCTCGGCCAGTTCGCGGCACAGGTCGGTGATCTCCGACTGCTGCGCGGCGACGTGCGCGTCGTTCCAGCCGCTGAACGGCGGGTACGGGCGGCGATGCCCGATGCGCGCGATGCGCCCCAGCGGGTTCGCGTCGGGGAGCGTGTCGAAGGGCACGCCCTCTTCGTCGCGCCAGCGGCCGTCGTTGCCGCGTAGGAAGTCGGTGCGGCCCACGACGACGACGCTCCCGGCGGGGAGCGTGTCGGCGGCGGGCGACGACAGGGTGACGGTGTCGCCTACTTGCACGGCGTCTCGTCGGTCGGCACGTCAGCCGGTGCGGGGATCGCGGTGATCGCGTCGAGGTCCGCAAGGAACGCATCCAGCGGCATCGCCACGACGACGCCCATGCCCCGGTCGGTCGGGATCCCCACGAGCACTTGCGCGTCGATTTTGCCGATCAGCCCCGCTGCGGCCTTCGCGGCAGCGATGTTTTCGCGGATCAGCGCGACGGTGCCCCGCACGCGCTCGGCGGGGGTGAGGGTCGCGGGGTCGATAGGGAAGGAAGGGATCACGGGTTCCTCGGGCGGGTCCAGTTGAGCAGCCACACGGCGAGCCGCAGTCGCCACGACGGCGGATCGGTGAGCGCGATGGGGGCGGGGCGGCGTGCGCCGCGTTCGCGGACGCGGTCATAGTCGTGGTCCGTCAGGCACCACTGTTCCATGACGCCGTTGCGGACGACGCGCACGAAGGCGTAACCGTCCGCGTCGTACTCCACGCGCCCGATCATGCCTTCCTCCGCGCCGGATGGGGGGTCAGTTGCGGCTTCCCGGCGTCGTCCCGGCACAGCGAGCCCACCGGGGCGCGGCAGGATGGACACGGCGCAAGGTGGGGATCGTCGTCGGCGTCGTCGGGCCGGAGCAGCACCCGCGACACTTCCAGCGTCGCCGTCACGTCGTCATAGCCGCACCCGTTGCAGTGGTGGTGAATGTGCTCGACGCAGGCCCCTTCGGCGTTGAGCGGCGGGCACGCGCGACGGCGCGTGACACTCGGGTCGCGCACGTTGTCGCACCACTGCATCACGCGGCGCGCGTCGCCGCACTTCGGGCACGCTCCACGCTGGAAGGGGGGAAGGCTCATGGGCTCACGTTCCTCGCTGTCGTCATAGCCAGTACGCTGCCATTCGGCAACGCGACGGCCCCAAAACGAAGAGGGCCGGGGTCACTACGACCCCGGCCCCGGCGAGCCAGCCGCCCGACCCTCGCCTACCTGCGAAGGTAGGTGAACGTCGTGCCCGTCTCCTGCGCCGTCTCGAACACGTCATCGAGGTCGCCCGCGCGAATGACGCGGCCGTTCGCGCCGCGCCACACGGGGGAGCCGGTGTCGTTGACGGCGGGCTGGAAGAGGATCCCGCCGATGCAGAAGACCGCGCGAGCGTCGAAGAGGGCGTTGAAGTTGGCGGGGGTGACGGGGGCGAACATCGAAGCGAGCATCGGAACCTCGGTGGGTTGGTGCCTTGTGGCCCATTCATCATAGCCTGTTGTTGTCAGGTGACAAGGCCCGACGCAAAGAAAAACGCGCACGTCGGTAGCACTCGCGCAACGCCCCGTTGCGGCTCGAAGGCTCTCCGCTGGCTACGCTCCCCGGCGAGAGGGCGTACTGTCATGGGCTTCAAGGTCACGATCCGCAAGAACGGCGCGAAGCACGGCGAAGTCCACTACTCGTCGGAAGCCGTCGCCGTCGGCATGGCGCAGAAGATGACCGGCGGCGGCGTGAAGGCGACCGTCGAGAAGACCGGCACGAAGTCGAACCCCCGGCGTCGGCGCAATCCCGGCTGGACGGAAGCCGAACTCGTCGCGTTCCTGAAAGACCGCCCCGATGGCGTAACGGTCAAGGAACTGGTCTACGGCTTCGGCGGCACCGCGCAAGCGCACACGAAGCGGCTGGCTGCGCTGGTGACGAAGGGCGTCCTCACGCATGAACCGTGGGCCACGGGCGGCGGGCACTACCTCCTCGCGCTTCGGGCGAACCGTCGTCGCAACGGCACGACGAGCGCGAACGCGGCGGCGTCGCGGTCCATGACCCGCCAGTTCCGTCGCTAAGGAGACGCCGTGGCCTACCGCATCGTGATCCGCAAGAACGGGAAGCACCACGGCGAGGTCGGGCCGTACACGTCGAAGTCGGACGCCGACAACGACGCGCGGTTCATCAAGATCAAGCTGGCCGAGCCCGCCGATGTCGTCGTCCAGCGCGTCGAGATCGGCGGCGTGCGCTACACGCCGAAGCCGCCGAGCCCCGGCAGCGCCCCGCCGTCCCCGTCGAAGTCCAGCGCCTACAAGTCGTCGTCTTCGTCGGGGGGCTACGCCCCGAAGCCGCCGAAGTTTGACCTTTTCGGTGGTGGCGATGAGCCGTTCTTCCCCGGCGCGAAGACCTACGAAAGCAAGCCCTACGTCCCCCGCAACGCGGCGGGCGGCGTCGTCATCAACGACGACGGCATGATCCTCGTGCGCGAGCCCCTGAACCACTTCGACGGCTACGTCTGGTCGCTCCCGAAGGGCGGCGTGGACGCGGGCGAGAGTGACGAGCAGGGCGCGCTCCGCGAAGTCGAAGAAGAGACGGGCGTGCGCGCCGAGATCGTGGAGCGCATCCCCGGCGAATGGAAGGGCGGCACGTCGGTCAACCGCTACTTCCTCATGCGGCCCGTCGAGGTCACGGGGCAGTACGACGAAGAGACGGCGCAGATCGCCTTCGTCACCTACGACGAAGCGAAGGAGTTGCTGGGCCTGAGCACGAACAAGCGGGGCCGCGAGCGTGACCTCGAAGTGCTCGACGCGGGGTACGCCATGTGGATCCAGCGCCGCGAAGCCGCGAAGAAGTCGAAGAAGAACCCCCGTCACGTCTTCGCGTAAGGGGTCACCTTGATCGCACGTCCCCCGTTCAGCGGCTACTCCTTCGACACGTCGGGTGTGCTTCCCCCCGGCACGGCGGCTTCGCCGCGCATGGGGAACACCATCGTCGTGGATCAGATCAACGGCGACGATACGACGGGCGCGATCAACGGGCTCCCGTTCCAGACCGTGAACGCCGCCGTGACCTACATGGGCACGCTCGTCCTCCCGGCAGGCGGCGTGACGGTGTGGATTCTCCCCGGCACCTACACCCTGACGGCGGGCCTGACGATCCCCGACACCTGCTCACTCCGTGGCCTGTCCACGCAGACTACGCGCATCCAGTGGGCCGCGAGCGTCCCCGGTGGCACGGCGACGCTCCTCACGATGGGCGAGAACACCCGTGTCGAAGACGTGACGCTCACGCTCACCTCGACCAACGCGACGACGAACCTCGTGGGCGTTCGCACGCCGAACACGACGAGCAACACGTCGAAGCTGCGAACCTGTGTCGTGACCGTGAACAACGCGGGCCTCGCTGTGGGCACCAGCACGAACGTCTACGGCATCCTTGACGACGGGACGGGGACGCTCGGCCCAAGTACGTTCTCGTTCAACTTCACTCGCGCAGTCACCGTCAACGTGCTCTCCAACGGTGGGGGCGTGAAGCGCGGCGTGCTCGTGAGTGGGGCCAACGACATCACGTTCCGCGACACGAACATTTACGTCGCCGCGCCGACCGACGCGGGGTCCACCGGCTCGTACCACGGCGTCGAGACGACGAACAACGACAGCGACGCGGAGTTCCGGACCTGCTCCATCAGCGGTCCCTCGACAGCGGGCGGGTACACGGGGAGCGACATCCTCCAGACCGCCCCGACGGTCGGCGTCATCACGAACAAGGGCATCCAGTTGGGGCCGGGTGTTGACCTCGTCAACAAAACCGCAGGTGGAAAGCCCTTCACGACCTACGTCACGCCCACGACCATCATCTACGGGTTGCAGGGAAACGTGAACGACGCGGTGCGGTACTACTGGCCGGGGGTGCAGAACGCTGGCGATGCCACGCAGGTGTTTTACAGGTTTCAACAGAAGTCCATCGTGCAGGGCATGAGCATCAACCTGCGCGTGGCTCCCGGCGGGGCGAACAGCGTCGTCGTGACGGTGCTGAAGAGCACGACGGGTGTGGTGGGGAGCGGCGTGGCGACCGTGATGACGGCGACGGTGGCCGGGGCCAACACGTCAGCGGTGCAGTATGGCGTCAGCGTAGACTTCGCGCAGGGCGAATACCTCGCCGTGCAGACGGACGGCATCCCCGTCGCGGGAGCCGCCGCCGATATGGTGATCGAACTCGACATTTTCTGACCCTCGGAGCCTCCTCTATGCCCCCTCGGAACCTCGACTACCCGATGCCGATGCACGGTCGCATGGTACGCCAGCGGCTGTGGGAAGTGCAGCAGGACGCCGCCGCGCTCTACGACACGCTGCGCGACGATGACCGCGTCCCGGCGTGGACGCTGGACAAGGTCGCGACCGGCGGCGACCGCATCGGACAGGTGAGCCGCTACCTGCGGTTCAAGGCGCGCAACCCGATCCAGTGGGGCGCTCCCGATGTCGGAGCGAAGCGTGACCCGTGGGGCACCATCAAGGTGTTCGCCCTGTTCGGTGGGGCGTTGATCGCCGCGACGGCGCTCATGGCGTTCGCCGCGAAGTCGCTGGACACGATGACGCCGGTTCCGACGAAGCCGAAGCGGAAGAAGCGTCGCCCGACGTACTACGCCTTCTGAGGTCACGATGGCACTGCCAACGCTTCCCGACGATCCCTTCTACGCTGCAATCTTGCGCGGCATCGGTGCGCCCGTCTCGGACAACACCCGCATGGCGCTCTACGCATGGCGGCAGGCGGAAGGCGGCGCGGCGACCTACAACCCGTTCAACACGACGAAGAAGCTGCCGGGATCGACGCTCTATGCGTCGAACACGCACGGGGTCCAGAACTACCTGACCCCGCAGCAAGGCGTCGAGGCGACCGTCGCGACGCTGTCGCTCGGGAAGTACAGCGGCGTCGTCAACGCGCTGCGCGGTGACAAGTCGCCCGAAGAGTTTGCGGCGGCGGTCATCGCGTCCCCGTGGGGCACGAAGGATCTGCTGACGAAGGTGATTGCGATGTTCCGCCGGGGACGGCTCGTCGTGGCGTCGATCCCGGCCCGCGCCGGGGCACCGTCCATCGCGTCGCTGACACCGCCCGCCGTGCCCGCCGTGCTGCCGGAGACGCGACCCGCGAAGCCCCCGAAGCGTCGGCGCTCGGCGCTGGCGTTGTGGCTCGCGGCCGGTGGGATCACCGTCCTGCTGGGCATCGCCGCGTTCGCGCTGCTGTCGCGGACGCCGTCCCGTGCGCCCGCGATGCCTTCCGCCGCAGCGTTCCGGACGAACCGTCGGCGTCGTCGGCGTTAGGGGAGCGGCATGTACACGTCGCAGAACAAGTGGCCCGCGTCCGCTGACCGCAACGCGATCAACGTGCGGACGTTCACCGTGCCTGTCCGCAACGGCTCAGTGAAGGTGCCGCTCCGTGCCGAAGTCGCGCCGCGCCTGACGGCGATGATCCAGTGGTGGGATCAGAACGTCGAGCCCGTCTACACGACGGGGTCGAGCGCCGGAACGTGGGGCTACGCCTACCGCACCATCAAGGGCTACACGACGACGCTGTCGAACCACGCTTCGGGTACGGCGATTGACATCAACGCCCCGCTGCACCCGCTGGGGAAGCGCAACACCGTCCCGGCGGACAAGGCCGTAGCAATCCGCGCGAAGGCCCGTGAACTCGGGCTGCGCTGGGGCGGCGACTACGCCAACCGCCCCGACGAAATGCACTTCGAGATCAACTTCGCGCCGACGGGCACCGTGGCGCAGTCGCAGACGCAGTCGATCACCAGCGCGGCGACGGACACGGCGGCGCTGGCGCTCGAAGCCAGCAAGGCGACGGCGCGGGCAGCGGCCCGCGACGCGAAGCGGAAGCTACAACGCAACTGGATCGTCGTGGGCGTCGGGCTCGCTGCCGCGCTGCTGCTCTTCGGCGGCGTGGCGCTGTCGCGCCGGAAGAAACTCCCGGCGCTCCCCGCGCCTCCAGCGGCAAACCCGCGACGCCGTCGCCGTCGTTAGCGCCGAGCCAGCGCGGCCTTCGCGCGAGCGTAAAGTTTGGCGTCGCCGTGCTGCGCGGCGTCCTGCATCACGTCTTCGATCTGCGCGCGGCTCATCTTCGACCACGGGATCCGGGCCTTCTGGAGGGCGTAGAACATCGCGTCCGCGCCCATGCTGTTCTTCCGCTGACGGACGGTGCGACGACGAGGGTTGCGCTTCGGCCCCTTGCCGATGGAAACGAGGAGCGCATCGCGCTTCGGGCCGGTAGCGTCGCTCTCTTCCAGCAACACCCATGAACCGGAATGGACACGCTTGTCAGCGATGCCCGCCGCCAGCGCGGCCTTCAGGGACACGGCGTCGTTGTCCCCGATGGCGGTGATCTCGTACCATCCCTTCGGGCCGCGCACTTCGTCGCCAAGATGGTAGCGGGGCGATGCGAGGTCGGCGGTGATGATGCCCGCTGCCGCTTCCTTCGCCGCTGCCTTTTCGGCCTTGCGCTGGGCAGCGAGCAGCTTCTTCTGCCGCTTTGCTTCGGCGGCGGCTTCTTGCTCTTCTCGCCACGCCTTCTGCCGCTTCGCGTAGCGGACATTCTCAATGGGCGCGACGGTGTGGTACAGGTAGTCCTTCAACTCCGCATATACGGGGCGCGCAGCAGCGAGGTATTCATCGTCCTGTTCGTAACCGGACGGTGTCTCTTCTTCCTCGATGTCCCCCTTGAGCGAAATCAGTAGGCGCTCGTAAGCGTTGCCAAGTTCCGTCAAGGCGTCGTCGGAGAGGGCTTCCAGCTTATGCGGCGGCGGGAAGGGGAGGGCAGCGGCCTTCGCCAGCCGCGCATACACGCTTTCGGAAGCGCGAACGGGGTTGCGGCGGCGGGTGGTGCGGCGGCGGGTCGGCATGGCTCAGACCTCGGAGCGTGTAGTGTTTAGGCCAGTTTCTTCTGCGCGGCGCTCAGTGCGTTGAACGCTGTCTGCAAGTGCTTCGTCGCAGCGGCCAGCTTGCTGACCTCGGCCTTCGTCAAGTGCTCACGACGGAACGTCAGATCCTTGTCGATCTCGTACCCCGCCTGCGCTGAGATAACGTCTTTCGCCTGCTCGATCAGAGCGATGATGTTGCCGACGTTGCTGATGGGGTTGCGGCGGCGGTTGCCCCGCAGGCCCGCCGTCACACGCTTCCCGGCGGTAGCAGCAGCGGCCTTCGATGCGTAGGGGCCGAAGACGGCGGCGTAGCCGCCCCACGGCTGGCCTTCCGCGAAGTGTCGATCCGACTGAAAGACATCGGGGTGGACGCCCCCGTTCCCGGCGGGCATCGCGCCGACGTACCACTGCTTCTTCATGGTGCTGGCTCCGTCCGCGACCCTTAGCGGCCCAAAACGGCGAAGGCCACCGGGGACGTTGCCCCGGTGGCCTTCGGTTGACGAGCGGCGCGGTCTACGCGACAGCGGCGCGGGCGAACACCGGCATCAACTCCCCGGCGCGGTGCTCCAGCGCGGCGCGCTGGAACTCGGTCCACTGCGCTTCGTGCGCGGCGCGCGTGACGGCGTTCAGCAGATCCGCGAGCGTGTCCCCCGGCTCGACCGTGTAGGCGTTCAGCAGCGCCTCCACGGTGGCGTCGCGGGCCGTCCCGGCGTCGATCTCGCCCTTCTCCACGAGCCCCGTGAGCGCGGCGGGCACGTCCTTGTAGGTCTGCCCGAACAGCGACACGGACGCGACCGGCGTCGCACGGGTGATCTTCCAATCGCGGGCGAACGCGCCGAACGCTTCGGGGACAGCCTTGATCGTCGCGGCGATCTCGGTCACGACGCCGTCGAGGTTGCCACGGTGCGCGCGGCGGAAGGCAGCGAGGTAGGCGTCCGCGATGGTCAGGTTGACGCAGAGGATGCGGGTCGCGGCCATCGACACGCGGAACCCGCCGTTCGCGGCGTCCGCCGTCGAGCCCGCGACGCCGACGCGGAGCACGTCGCCCACGCGGGGATCGATCTCCTGCGGAGCCATCCACGCGGCTTCCCAGCGGACGCGGGTGGACGCGGGATCGTAGACGACGCTGCCGCGCATTCCTTCCCCGGCGAGCGCCTGAGCGACGCCGTGCAGGACGCGATCCGCTTGCGCCGTCGTCGGGTAGGTCGCGGAGACGGCGCGGAACGCCTGCCACGCCCCGCCGACGTTGCGGACGCCGATCTTCGCCACCGTGTCGGGCAGCTTCGCGGCCTGACGGTTCCAGACTTCGGCGCGGAGGTCGGGATCGAGCGTGCGAAGCAGCGGCTTCGCGCTCGGGAGGACGGTGGACGCCATGCCGACGAGCGTGTCCCACGCCGCCGGTTCCAGCGGGATCGAGCCCTTGCCGCGCGTGATCTGGCCGTCGGCGGTGATCCGAATGTCGCGGAGGGCGACGACGAAGTCGGTGCGGCGCTCGGCGGTGATCGCCTTCGCGGCGTCGTTCGCCGCCTCTTCGATCAGCGGCTTCTGCGCGTGATCCGTCGCGAGCGCGCGGAACTTGTCCTTGCCCGACTGTGCCAGCGGGGTGCCGACGGCGAAGAACGGCTTCGGGAGAGCGAAGCCCATCGCGTCGAGCGCGGCCATGTGCTGCGCGTTGCGGGCCTGCGCGGCCTGCGCCCCGGCGTCGGTTGCCGTCTGCTTTGGCGGCGGGACGTGGCCGGGGGCGGGGGGCTCGGCCTTGACGGCGACGGGCTCGATCTTCAGCAGCTTGCCGGTGAAGCCGTTCGCCGCGTAAAGCTTCATCGCGTCGGGGGCCGGAAGCACCGTCTCGGTGCCATCGAGCGCGATGTAGCGGAGGGTGTCGGGGGTCGGGGGGAGGGTCGGGTCGGTTGCCATTCGCTACTCCTGTTGAGCGGGGCCTGTCCATCATAGCCACCCGTTGACACCTGTCAAGCGTCGATCTGGCGCTTTGGCATCACTCGCTGAAACTCGCGAGTTTCCCCGGCGACGGGCATAGGGCATAGGGGGTAGCGGTTATCGGGCCGCTGCGGAAAGAGGGCTATGCCGCTATGGGCATAGGGGCATAGCGGCACGACGCTCCGTCGAGTGCGAAGGCATAGGGCATAGCCACCTATGAAGAAAGTGCCCCAACGCGGCATAGCTGCTACCTTGCCGGGGTCATTCCTCATACGGATAGGGCATAGCGCGCCTCAGAAAAATCTCTCTCTACCCCCAAAGATCCTCATAGGGGTCCGAAAACAGGGTCATAA